AGCGGGTTCGACGTAGACCTCGGCCGCTGGCCCGGGCCACGGGCCAGCGGCCTGCCGGTGGCCGCGCTCGACCTCCCACAGCGCCGCCGTCAGCGACGCGAGGTACTCCGACCGTGCCATGTCCGCCGCCTGCGCCGCCGTGGGCTTGCGGTTTCGCCGGGACGCCTTCCGCCGCTCCGCCGGATCGGCGGGCCAGAAGAGCCCGTCGAGGCCGTTGGCGTCGGCGAGGCGCCCGAACACGCCGCCGCGCAGCCGCGCCTCCTGCTCGACGATGAGGTGCGCCGCGTCGTGCGGCACGGGTGGACGGCCACCCGGCCCGCCGCGCGGCGTGAGCTCGGGGCCCCTCTCCCGGCGGATCCGCACGTCGTACCCGTTCCGGCGCTTGACGAACGTGACCTCCATGCCCTCTAGGGTGCGTCCTAGGCGGGGGCGCCACAACCGGTTTTCGACGGCCTGCGGCCCGCCCGCCACGCGCCCCACAGTGATTCCATGTCGATCCGTGACCGCTGGTGCCCGTCCCTCCTCGACGCGACGGCCGGACTCGGAGCGGTCTACAGCACGTAACCCAAGCCGTGGGAGCCCAGGTGTCAGGATCCGCCCCGTCGACGGGGCCCTTCTTCGGCCGCCCAGCAGCTGAACATCGCCCGCCTGATCGCTGGATATGGTGGGTGACATCGTCGGGAAGCGAGGGATGAGGGGAGCGCCGTGGATGGTCTGAGTGACGTGTCGGTCGATCACCGCGTCCGGCGTTGGAACCTCGCACGGTCGCTGTTCGCGTTCCTCACGTTGGCAGGGGTCGTGTTCTGCATCGCCAGTGCGCTCGGCACCTCCCCGCACTGGGTGTGGATCGCGGGGTTCGCCGCCACCTTGGTGAGCGGGTGCCTGCTCACGATCGCCTGGGACAAGCACCGCGTGGCTCTCTTCGCGAGAGCCCCCACCGCCGTGGGCACGGTCCGCGACGTGCTGGAAAGCCAGTTCGGAGACGGGGCATCGAAGTACCAGCTGCTGATCGATGCGGAACTCGCACACGGGGTGTCGATCCACCGGCGGATCGACATCGGCGGGGATCCCGATCCGCTCGGCTGGGTCGGGAAGCCGGTCCGGTTCCGTCACCGCACCCTCGACCCGGACGACCTCGACGACGCGTTCGTCGGTCGCGAGGAGCGCAACGCGTCGTTGGGGCCTGGCTCGTGAGCGCCCACGATTCCGTGTCGACAGCGCCCGGCCGCGCCTACCGCTGGTGGGGCGTCGGGGCGATCACGTGCCTGGTTCTGGCGGTGACCGGTCTGCTCGGAGCCATCGCGAGCGCGTTCAGCTCCAGCCCAGAACAGCTGTGGGTCGCAACCGCCGTCGCGGTCTTCGTCCTGATCCCGGCGGGCATCCTCGGCGGCCTCTACTGCGGGCACCGGCGGTACCGCGCGCGGTTCACCAACGCGCATGTTTCCGAAGCGCCGATCGAAGAGGTCACCGAGGTGCGTCGTACCAACGACGACGGCAGCGTCTCGCGCTACTTCATGCTCACCGTGTCCGTGGCAGTGGAGGGCGGGCCGGCCATCCGAAGGCACTGCACCGTGGGTGGGGACCACCCCCGCCCACGGATCGGGCAGACGCTGCGCTTCCGGCACACCACGCTGGACCCCGACGACCTGGAGGACGCACTGTTCGACAGCATCCGCGAACATCAGCGAGGCACCGGGTGAGTCCGACTGAGCTTCGGCCCTGGCCCGCCGATCCCGTGTCCGCATGGGCGCAGGCAGTCGCTGCCCCAGCGGCGAAGTCACGGTATGGCGAGCGGCCGTCGATCAGGCCGTTGGAGGAGATTGCGGCTGACGTGCGCGGGCAGCGGGTGTTCGTGCCGGCGGTCGCCCTGGTGTTCACCGTAGTTGGTGCGATTCTCGTCGGTGGCCTGCTGGTCGGGGTGTTCCCGCTAAGCGGGCGCAGCACCTCCGCTGGTGTGCAGTGGTTCGCCGGCGTCGTTCTGCTGATCGTTGGGCCGGCGCTGTGGCTCGGGCACCGGCAGTGGCGCAAGTATGAAGAGCGCCAGGGTTTCCCACCCGCGCGCGGTGTGCTGTGTGAGATCTATCCGACGAGCTTTCACATCGGTGACGGCGATGGGTGGTGCCTGACCTCGGTCGCTATCGACGCACGGACCCCGGATGAGCAGGTGTCGAGGATCGCGACCGCATTCCGGATCTGGCTGGCCCGCCTCGAAGCCGACAAGGAGGCCGACTCCGCCGCCAAGAATGCGTGGAACTCGGGGTTCCGGCGGCGCATCATCAACGCCTTCGCATCTGACGAGATCTTCGGCCCCGAGGCCTCCGGTGGATACCTCGTCCGCGGGACCGCCAGGCGTTCACGGTGGGCGCTGCTGCTCGACTGGCGAGAACCCGAGGCCCCGGCATACCCGATGCGCAATGCGCTCGTGATCCCCGTCGACCAGGCACAGGGGTGAGAAGCGCATGGGCTGGATAGACCGACTGCGCGGGCGGGAGCGGCCGTCCACCGGAGACGCGGCGTCGGCGGACGTCGGTGTCCCGGACCTCGCCGAACCCGTCTACGCGCGTGCGCTCGTGCTCCAAGTTGATCACGACGCGGCGATCATCGAGGTCCAGCCGCCGGGCCGAGCCTCCTTCCGAGCGGAACTGCGCAGCGGCACGGATCCAGGGAGCTTCACCGGACTGGTCATCCGCTGGCACGCCCCAGTGATCATCGACGGGGCCGACCCGAAACGCGTGATCCTGCTCGAACCACCGTGCGGCCCGGATCTGCCGCTCGTGCCAGATGATCTGCAGGCGATCCGAGACGCCCGGGACCTGCGCACGAGCGCCTTGGCGGCGCTGTACCCGCCGCCCTCCGCCGCCGAACTGGCCAACCTGATGACACCGACCGCGTCGGCGGCGCACCCGGCCTGGGACGCCGTCTGCTACCGGCTCGGCCTGCTGACGACGCCCGAGGCCCAGGCCATCCTCGATCACATCCGCCGTGACGGAAACGCCTGGGTTCGAGCAGAAGCCGAGCTGTACTCCTGGGGCCCGAGCATCCCCGACGATCTACGCAAGCAGGTCGGGGCGTTCCTGTCGCATCTGCATGATGTCGCCCCGCAGGGCCGCGGTATCGATCGCGGGCCGTTCTGGACACTCGGCGTCGCGGCCCTGATGCGCGACCTCGCCCCCAACGACGTCGACGCCCGAGTCTTCGAACTGGTGATGGGTCCGTTCGTCGACGTCTGCGGCCCGCTGCCGGAGCAGCTGCTGTAGCGCGTTGCTCGGTTCACAGCGTTGGGAAGCCCTCCGGTTCTCCCCTGCAGGGCGCGAGCCAGGACAGTCGCCGGTCGCAGCCCACATCAACCATGCTGACTGGCGATCGGACCTGGTAGACGACGTAGGCGTCCGCGCCCAATCGGGCATCGATACCTATTTGCGTGTGTGCAGTGTCGGGGTCGTCCGGGGTGGGCATCGTGCAGCGGTCCGGCTGATGAGACGGCGGTACTCCTTCGGGATTCATCCACCAGAGACCTGTCGCAAACTCGTCGATCCTGCTGGCACCGACGTCGGGGGTCAGCACGTCGAAGAGTGGCTCGGCACAGGAGGGTTCACCCGCAGTGTGGCCACGGAGGCGCTGTGCGACCTGCGCTGCGTCACCGGCATCGGGCGGCAGCGCGTAGATCTCGTAGGCCAGGAGCGCGCATTGTTGCCAGTAGAACATGACCACGTCCTGCTCACCGTCGCCATCGCTGTAGCGCGGGGACATCCAACACGAGACCTGAGTCCATGAGCGCGCCGGGTTTCCTAAGCTCGCGAGCGGTGGCCGGAACTCGTCCTGTTTGGCGAGCAGTTTTGCGCGTCCGGTGGAGACGTCGTCAACCAGCTGACGGGCGTTGTTCGCCTTGAGGATCCCCGAGACGGGGCCGGGAACGAATACGAAAAGTGCCAGCACCACCACCCCGCTGAGAACACCGAACGTCCAGCGGCGGCGCGGTGACCACGGCACCGCAGTCGCTTCCACGTCCGCTGGTTCCTGCCCATCACCCATACACGCCACGATATCGACGCGGGCGCACCCGGCCTTCGCGCCTCAACTGAGCGCACCGAGGATGGCGACTGTGGTCCATGCCGCGGCGACGGCTGCCAGTGCGAGCGACACCCACAGCAACGCCCAGAACGCACCAGAGCCGTCACGCGGACCACGCGCCGACCAGAGCAGGGCGATACCCACTCCAAGCCCGTTCGCGCTGACCCCGAGTGCGACCACGGGTAGCGCGAACATGCACGCGGCGACGAAGAGAGCGGAGATCAACACCAGGATCGTCAGCGCCGCGCGAGTCCACCCTTGCTCGGGATCGTGCCGGCGGCGCAGGACGGTCTCGAGGATGCTGAACCCGGGGAAAGAAGCGATGAGCCCGCCCATCACGGTCAGCGAGTAGAACACCGGCGCGAACAAGAGCGCCTTGTTCTCCGCGGGGACGTTGCCGGTCATCGCACCGAGGGCAAGCATCCCCGTGAACAACAGTGCGCCCAGGATGAGCGGTGCCGTCCCCGTGACGGACGCGCGATCTCCCGCGGCCCTGGGGGCCGCGCTCCGTCTACTCACCGCCGCCGTTCCCAGTCGACGAACCAGGTGGACTTTCGGTTCGGTTTCTTTGGGTCGTAGCGGATCCAGTGCTTGCTGCCGACGTAGGGCTTGTGGGTGCGCGTCATGGCCTTGTGATCGTGCTCGATTCCTTGGGAGTCGGTGAAGCGCAGGATGACGTCGTAGTACGCGTGGACGTTGCTGCCCTTCGAGCGCTTCACCTCGACCACCTTCGCCCGCACCCGCGGCCCGGTGAGCCGGATACTCCGAGCACGCTCGGCGCGGCGGTGTCGCCACCCGAACAGAGCGCCGAGGAAGTTCTTTGCGCGACTCATGTCACTGGGCCTTCTGCGGGATCTGGTGCATCGACGAACCCGAGGAACAACACATCCTTCAGGTCGTCCGGGTCGCCGGTGTTGTGGCGGAACCGGACCATCTGTCCAAGCTCCGGCGCCGTGCGCTCAGACACCCGGCAGGTGCGACGGATGCCCCCATTCGGAAGCCTGGCCGCGATCGTGATGTCGTATGCGGGCAGTGCCTCTGGATCCGTGTGTTCATCGACAACGATCTTGGTGATAGTGCCGCCGGTTTCCTTACCGTCGGCATACCGTGCGACGTCGAGCCTGAACGAGGCCAGGCACCACGGGAGGATCGACACCACGAGTACTGCGAAGGCTGCGAGGAAGACCCACCACGGGCCCGGCTTCCCGAGGACTTCGCGGATCGCGGCCACGACGACGGTGATCACGAACCCCGTCAACCCGAGGCAGGCCAGCCCGAAGAAGACGCGCTTGAGGAACACCCACCGGCGGATCCGCGCCCGGGTCTCGGGCGTGCGCGCCAGGGCCATCCACGCTGTGGCGTCGCGGTTCACGAGACGAACCTGCGCTTCCCGTTTAGGAACGGCGACCCTGCTGCCGACTGCCGAAGGTCGGTGAATTCGCGATCGCCGTGCAGACCAGTGATCATGAAGCCGCTGCGCCACACGTCATCATGTGCTTCGGTGAGCAGAACCATGGTGTCGGCCAGGTCCGGGTCGGCGAAGGCGTACACCTGCCAGCGGCTCGCGGGTGTGAACTGGTCGATCGACGCCTCGTTGATGAGATCGCCCAGCCAGGCTGTGTGTGTCTTCCCGTCGGCTCCGTCGTAGTCGACGATGACCTTCTTCGTTTGTGCTTCCGCTGTGGTGTCGGGTTGGTCCCATTCGCGGATCTCGCGCACGCGCGCCACCCGGGGGGTGTGGTCCAGCGCGGGCAGTGGTGTGCTCGACATCGCCTGGAGCCACCCGACGCCGCACGCGATCGCGACCACGAGGATGGCGAAGAACAGCATCACGCCGCGGACAGTCCCGTCGAGCGGCAAGGACAAGATGCCCCAGCTCAGGAGGACTGAGCTGATCAGGAACAGCCCGAACCACGTCCCACCGTCGGTCCAGATCGAGCTGCGCGAGCCGTTCACCGGACCTAGCCGGCGGCTGTCTGCTGCGCCGGTCATGCCGCGAACTCCCATCTTGAGTCCTCGCCGAAGAACGGCGATCCCGGGCGGGGCTTGCGGAACTGGCCGGTGTGCACCTCGCCGCGGACCCCGAGCCAGAGGTAGATGCCCGAGCGCAGCACCTCGTCGTGGGCCTCCGTCAGGAACACCACGGTGTCCGCGAGCGCTGTATCGCGGAACGCGTACACCTGCCAGGTGCTCCCGATGGGGAAGCGATCGAGCCAGGATTCATCGACGTCATCGGCGAGATGCACTTCGTATTGTTTGCCATCCCTGCCCTGATAGGTCACGTACAGGCCGGGCCAACCGGTCACTGAGTCGGTGCCCTCGTTCGCCGAGACCGTCGCAACGCGCGGGGTCCGGTCGATGGCCGGCAGGGTGTCGAGAGATTTCGGGCTGAGAAGCACTGCGCGCAGGATCACGATGGCAGAGAAGAGCACGAGGAGTCCGATGAAAGCCCACATGAACACCGGCCCCAGCGCTACCAAGAGGACGGCGAGCCCAACGACCCCGATGATGCAGGCGATGACGATCGTCGGCATCACTCGGTCGTAGCGGTGGATGAACGGCATGTCGGGCCCGTACCCGATGCCCAGCAGCCGCATCGTGACCCGGTCGAACACTGATCCGCACTTGCTCATGACGACATCTCTTCGATCCGTGCTTGCGCCCGGTCCCTGCGGTAAGCGCATGCAGCGTATAACCAGAAACCGAGCGGGATCGCGACGATGCTGGCCGGGAACAGCACCGCCGGGTTCGTCCAGCCAGGGAAGCCGTCGAACGGATGATTTCCGAGGAGGAGTATGCCGATGAGAAGCCAGCATGCCGTCGGGACGACGAGCATGACCCCGCCCCAGCCGATCATGAAGCACAGGCTCGCGAGAACACCCCAGATCCGGTAGCCAAGCGTCCCAGGACCGTGCGGCCGGAACGGTGCCAGCTCTCCGTCGAGCTCCGCCGGCCATTGGACGACGAGCACGTCGCTGTCGTAGGTCGGATCGAGCGTCGTGTGGCGGATGACGACTTCCTTCCCGATGAGCCTGCGGCCCGCGGACGGGCCGAGCAGCGGGGACCGGACCGTCCGAGGCAACGTCACATGCTTACCGTCGACACTCACGTCGATGTGGATGACGAGGTCATCGTCTGTCGGTCCACCCTCGGGGGAGTCGTTCGACACGGCGTAGCGGATGACGCCGACAGTCTCTCGCCCCTCGATGAGCTCTTTGCGGAGCGGGGCAGGGCGCGGCTTCGGCGGAGGGGTGAACTCGCTGGCCATGGCCCTCCCGATCCGTCTGAGCACAGACCGAGCTGACCGTTGGCCGGGTGAATGATTGCTCATGATCCGCTCCTCATCGAGTCCCAGTCGATGAGGAGCGGATCGGCGTGCTCGGTGGTCCACCACACGGGCAGGGCGTGCGCATGGTGCCAGGGGTTGCCCAGCCGAGCCTTACGGCGGCGGGGGATCGCGAGGAACCAGCGGTGGTGGCGGTCCACGCAGGTGATGAAGCCGCCCTTCGCGTCCGGGCCGAAGAGCAGCTCGGTGGGGAGCACCTCCGGGTCCTCCCGCTTCCATCGCCGCCAGAACTCGGCATAGGCCGACGGATCCTGCTCGAGCTGGGTCGCCCACTGTTCGCAGGCGCTGACGATGCGCATCGCTTTCTCGCCGTCCATCCGAACGGTCTCGCCTTCGATGCCTCCGCCGCCGAGCAGGATCGTCGCGACGGCGGCGCTCGACGGGTGCTTGCGCAGCCGCAGCCGGTACGGGTGCGCCTCGCACAGCATCGCGGAATCCACGACCCACGCGGTCGGCCCCCAAGACCGGCGCGGGTACAGCAGCAAGAAGACACCGAGCGGCACCATCACCGCGGCTACCAACGCCGCCATTCCGACGACGAGCCAGTCCTCCGGCTCGCCCGAGAGCGACCGAAGCAGCATCATCACGCTTATCGCCGTGACGACGAGCAGCCCGACCCCGGCAACCTGGTTCATCAGACCGCTCATCTTCTGCAGCCGGGTGCCGAGATCGTCCATACGGGGGATCGCCTCAGGCCGGTCGGAGAGACGGTGCGTCCGCGCGCGCTCTTCCACGGCGGCCCACGCCGTGGCCGGATCGCCCGGCCAGGGCTGCACTGCGATCTCATCTACTCGGCTCATCGTCACCACCCCTTCGTCTCGCGGTCCGGCCAGCCATCGAAGCGCACGTCGTACAGATCGTCGGGGTCGACCGTGTTGTGCAGGATGCGGATCCTGCGCCCGATCCAGGTCTCGTCCGGGCCGCCGTGATCGCTCCTGCCGCCGTCGAGGTGCCGGTGCAGCGTGAGCTCGTCGGAGGGCCAGGCGGTCACACGGACGCGGTAGACGGTGACGAGGTCGCCCTCGCCGTCCCGCTCCTCCCAGCTCGTCACGCCCTCGACGACACCGATCGCGCTGTCCGCGTCGGCGTACTGGGCCCTGCCCAGCAGAGAGCTGGCGATGCCATACGGGATCGCCCCCAGCACTACGACGCCGGTCGCGATCGGGAAGCCCCAGAACAGGATCTCGGGGTAAACGGTGCGTGTGATCCAGAACCAGATCATGCTCCCGAGGGTCACCGGGAGCATGAGCAGGAGCAGGAGGCCGCCGACCACCATGGGCCAGATGGTGATGTTTTCGATCCGAGACAGGCGGCGGATCCGGGCGCGGGTCTCCGGGGTCTTCGCGAGGCTCGCCCAGTGCTCGGCATGCTGGTCCTTCGTGGGCCGATCCCACGTCCGAGAGAAGAGCCGGAGTCTGCTCATGACCGGCTCCCGTTCCGGTCCGGCCAGCCGTCGAAGCGCACGTCCCGCAGATCGTCGGGATCGAGGGTGTTGTGGCGGAACCGGATCGATCTGCCTACCCATCTTCGGGGGATGGGCCAGCTGGTGTTGTCCTCGCCCCAGTCGAGCCTGCGGCGCAACAATGTCCCGTCGGGGAGCTCTGCGCCGATGAGCAACTCGTAGGTGGTCTGCTCGTCCCCACCGCCCGGGTGGGTGATGACTTCCTCGACACGCCCGACCGTCGACTGTCCGTCGGCGTAGAGCGCCGTCAACCGCCGGTCACTCGCATACGACCCGGACCAGGCACCTGCGAGCAGCAGGATGAATGCGGCGCCGAGCGGAGCAAACAGGAACCACAGCCACGGCGGGGCCTGATCATCGAACGCGCTCCAAATACCTGAGGTGAGACCGAGAACCGGGGCGGCGAAGACGCAGATGCCGCCGAGCAGCAGCAACCAGAAGCTGACGGACTCCCATCTCGCCCAGCGCCGGATCTCCGTTCGGGTCTCGACAGTCCGTGCCCGCGCCATCCACTGCCTGGTCTGCTGATCGGTCCCGAACACACTTCGCAGCGTGATAATCCGGAAGCTGCTCATGACGTACTCCGTCGTTCTGTCTTCCGGTGGAGCCTGCGGCGGATCCTCGCGAGTCTCTTCGGTACCGGCACAGGTGTGACGATCACGTCGCGCTCGTCCTCTTGCGGTTGGGTGATGAGCATCCACTGGTGCTCGGTGGTGTCTCCGGCGATCGTTGAGACGGGGAGATGCAGGATGAAGTACCCACCCTTGGCCTGCGGACCGAACAGCGTCTCCGAGGAGATCGGCTTGGAGCCCGAAGGCGGCAGTCCTGCCTGAAAGAGCCACAGCTCGAACGCGGCGTGAATCCGTGCGGCCCGCTGGTCATCGAGGCGGTGGTCGAGGGCGATGTACGTCGCCCAGCGAGCCTCACCGTCGTCGTAGTCGATGCAGGCGCGATGGATCGAGTGCGCGACGCCGTGCCCGTAGACCCACGCGTTCTCGACACGCAGATCCCTCAGCGCACTGAGCCGCAGCAGCAGAACCCCGACGGCGATGAGCAGCCATACGGTGACGCCGATCCATGCGAGCCACGGCACCCAAGCCAGCCACGTATCACGGCTCGCACCATTTGCCGTGATGCTCCAGCCAGCACCCGTCGGGTCGGTGATCATCTGGTAGATCAGGAAACCGATGACAGCGAGGGGAAGGAACACCCAGAACACGGGCGCATACACGAGCTCGGTGCGCCGCAGATCCTCGCTGCCGGCCCATCGGCTAATCTCGTCGACCGACTCCGGACGCGGAACGTCGTGAGGGCGATCGAGGGTGGTCGGCATCGATGCGCTCGCGCTCGCCCATATCACTGAGTGATCGCTGGGGGTCGCCATCCCCGGGCTGTGCTGCGGCATGTGTCCGCCCCTCCCGTCAGGTCAGGGATCGCCATAGTGTGGTGCGGTTCTGTGTCGTCCCGACCAGTGCTCACCGCCGTCCGCGGGGTGCGTAACGTCCCTTCTCTTCTCTATCCACACTGTCCCATGACGCGTGCTACCGATCACAAGGAGAAGCGTTTTCGGGGAGCGCGCAATTCGTCTCGAGCTTGACGCGGTTTCCCCCGGAATCGAAGCATCCGGCCCGAGCTGGCGTTTCAGTGGCCTCGGAAACCGACGCGTGGCGCCTCGCGTGAGTTACAGCCTCAGCCGTTCCTTACTTCCCGATCGGCGCGTAGCTGCCAGATGGCCAGATTCGCGCTTCCGAGCACCCGCCCCAGAAACGAGAAAACCACCCGCTATCAGGTGGTTTTATGGTGGCCAGGGCCGGGATCGAACCGGCGACCTTCCGCTTTTCAGGCGGACGCTCGTACCAACTGAGCTACCTGGCCGGACGGCAGACCCAACTACTTACTGCCTCGCCGTACTGGCGACCCTGACGGGACTCGAACCCGCGACCTCCGCCGTGACAGGGCGGCGCGCTAACCAACTGCGCCACAGGGCCTTACTCTGCTCCCAGTATGACTGGTTGCGTACCCCCAACGGGATTCGAACCCGTGCTACCGCCGTGAAAGGGCGGCGTCCTAGGCCACTAGACGATGGGGGCCCGTTCCGAATCTCTCCGGGGTACCCACAACGCGTGTCGCGTTGGGAGCTCGCCCAGCTTAGGGCACAACTGCCTCAGAACCCAAACCGGATAACCTCGGTGCTCGCGCGCACACTCGACCAGTATCCTGTCTCGGCACGCCCCTATAGCTCAGTTGGTAGAGCTACGGACTTTTAATCCGCAGGTCCCAGGTTCGAGCCCTGGTGGGGGCACCAGACCGACACCGCCGCCGCCTCCTCCGGTCGGCGGCACGTGCTTCGGCCCGTGCTCGCGCATCAGGTAGTCGACCTGAATCCCGGTCGAGTTCTGGATGTGCTCCAGGTCGGCAACATCCAAGGGAGTGTTGCCGGAGTACCGCTGCTGCACGTACCCGCGCCCCCATCCGGTCTTGTCGCCAAAATCCTTCTGGGTCAACCGGATTCCGGCCATCACCTCGCGCAGTCGGCGCGCGACTGCCACGGGCAACGATTCCTCGTCAACCAGGTACGAAGTTGTCATAGGCACCAGTTTGCATGGCATCCCTGAATTACGCAACGCATGGCGGCGAACAACTGCTCAGTGGCAACATGTGCATGATATTCATGCATTTGATTGTTGACGAGTGCCTTCCGCTCGTGTAATTACATGTATGTGATGCAATCGCACGTCGCAGACAACGTCCGGGCCGAGGCGGCCCGCCGTGGCAAGAATCAGGGTGACCTCGCCCAACTCCTGGGGATTAGTCGCCAGGGCGTCTCCCAACGCCTACTCGGACGCATTGAGTTCAGGGTCGGAGAACTCCAAGCCATCGCGGCCTTCCTCAACGTCCCAATCGCCACGCTGGTGCCGGATCAGGCGGTCCCATCCAAGGCTGTCGCCTCGTGAGCGCCCCCCGGGTGCATCTAGAGCGTCGGATCATGCGCCAGCGGCTAGCTCCCCTTCTTTTTGAACAGTTCCCCGAGGCTCTTGAAGGACTCCTTGAGCTGGGTCGCTTGAGCCTCGCGGGCACCAGCGGCGCTGATGACCTCCATCTGACTGCCAACGATGAGGCCAAGCAGGACGTCCATTTCCGCAGGTTCCACTATTTGAGTCCCCTGCTCGGCGTGCTTTTTGAGCAGATCAACCAGGCTCTGGCTCAGCGGCCAGGCGCTTGGAACCTTGACCGCGTTCAGGGCGTCAACCATGGGGTTCGGATTGGTCATTTTCGGGCTCCTTTCGTTGCACGGGCGCTAACCCGCCTCAGGACCGGCGCGACCTTCGCCGCGTCGCGGTGGATGCAGCGTAGGACCACTGATCCACGCCCGGACGTGTTTTCGCGGCACCACTGTCCGGCCCAATCCGCGCGTCGCGGAATCCAACTGGGTCTCCCCCACACTTCGCCCTCGCAAGCCGCCGATCGCGCCAGCGAGGGCGAAGCGCCCGCGTCCGATGGCACAACCACGGACGCGGGCCTCCACGACTGACCCGCCCGCCAAGACAACTGAATACGGAAATACCCCAGCGGCCGGGCTCAATTTCCCGCCAAGAAAATCCACACCCGGACCGCTGGGGCCACTGCAACCAGGATAGGAGAACCCTGGCATGTCCCACCGTAACCCCGACAACTATCAGCGCGTCGGAATCGTCCGCACCGCGATCATGCGACACGCATTCTGGACCGTCGCTGCACTGGCCCTCGTCTACGCGCTCGTGATGCTGGCCGCCCACCAATACGCACAATTCGCGATCTGCATGGCGTTGGTGCTGGCCGCCTCATGCATTGATCTGTGGGTGCACCGGCGGGGCCGGTACCGCGACCGGTCAGCCGAGCTGCTGCTGTGCGCCGCCCTGGCGATCGCGGTGACAGCGTTGTTCGCGCAGGTGGGGGTGACCGCGTGATCGAAATTATCGAGACTGTCGAGATCGAGACGTACGAAATCCTCACGGCAGCAATCGATACCGGTGAGCGTCGGCGCACTCCCACGGTCATGGAGATCATCGCTGGCCTTGATCTGGCGGACGCCGTCAAGGATCTAGTTGCCCGTGGTGAGGTATGCGCGGTGTACGCCTGGCACCAACAAGCCTGGCGAGAAGCGGTCGAAATGTCGGGCATTGATCCGCGAAACGGGTGGATAGACGAGAGCGCCGCCGAGGCTGCGTTGGTCGATTTCTTCACCGACCGAGACGCGCGGCCAGGTGCGAGCGCTGCACTCAAGGCGGGTGCGTAATGCAGAAGCTGACCAAGGCATTTGCCGACATGGTGCTCGAAATCGCCGACCGGCTAGAGGCGGTCCTCAAGGAGGTATACGGCGACGCCGGACTTATCCCGGTTTTCGTCAGCCCCGAATCGCTGAGGGATATGGCACGAGAATTCACGCCAGACGCGGAGCGCGGCCAGCCAGCGGGCGAATCAACCCAATTGCCAACACGTTTCGAGGCGCTGCACCCGATCACTATGTATCGAGCGGGGTGCACGTCGTGCGGCACCGTCGTTGATGACTACGGCGACTACTCGTGCATGGATGCCGATGCGGCAATGAGTTACGTGTGCGAATCGCTCGGCTGGTTCGAAGTAACCCGCGACGAGCCCTCGCCGACGCCCGAAATCCCTAACCGCGTCATCGTGCACACCGTCGAGCTGTTGTGCCCAGACTGCCAGCGCTGCGAAGTATGCCGCGCTCACAAGGCCTACGAGATCGATGACCATCTGGTGTGCGAGGACCACGAAGACCACAACTTCCGGCCGGTCGGGTGGCCAGTGTCGGGCGGTGCGTAATGCCCAATTGCGCAGGGGTATTCCTCGTTGACGCCGCACCGGTGCGTGAGCACCTGTTGAAGCTGCAGGCCATTGGTTGGACGATAAATGCCGTTGCGGCCGCGAACGGCAGCCCCGGGAAGTTGGTCTCATCGCTGCGCAGAATTGTTGACGGACAACAATATTGCGCGCCCAGCACACGCGCCATGGTGATGTGGATGGACCCGGAGTTGCCGCCGGAAACCGGAACACCGTTCGTGCGGAAGTGGACTGAGTACCAGTTCATCGGCGTTGCCGACCATGAAGCTGCCCGCCGTATGGGGATCACCTACTCCTCCATGGAGACCCTGATGATTCGCCATGGATTTCGTCGTTCGCAACTGCTGATCGAGATGGCGGGCGAGGAACGCGCGAAAGCAAAGGCCGTCGCATGAACGCCGACGCTCAACCCGTCGGCGAGTACCCGCCAATCGACACATTCGATCTGGTGCCGATGGAGATGCGTGTGCGAGCGGTGGTTGCCGCGCAAATAACGTGCGAAATGCTAGCCAGCTTTTTCGGCGGCGTTGATCTAGTACCTGACTGCACAAAGGATTTCGCGGCGCTTCTGCGCGTTCCAGTCGCCACCGACAACTAGTAGTAGGGAGACCTTTTCATGTCGATTTCGGAAGATCCGTTCATCTTAGAGTTGCAGGCCGGTGCTAGCGCGGTCGGCGAAATCCATTCCTTCACTACCGATTCCATCGAGATACGCGGAACCTTCACCCTTGGCCAAGGGCTCGTCTTACGCCCTGGCGCAAAGGTTTACGTCCTCACCGATACCCATGCAGTCGAGGTCATCGATGGATTCATCGCTGACGCGAAGGAAGCCGCCGACGAGGGCGCCGCCGAGGATGCCGTACGCGCCGCTGTCGAGTCTTTCGCTGACGAGGCAATCGACGCTGTGAAAGAAGCCGTCAATCAAATCGAGCCCCCGCTGATCGAAGGTGCGCAGATGGTCGCCGACGCGCTGATCGCGGCCATTGAGAAGGCTAAGCGGGGCGGCGAATGAAGTTCGCGATCGATACCGACCTTCTCGCCGAGACCATCACGGCGGCAATCAGTTCCCTACCGGCGCGGCCGACATCACCGGTCCTGGGAGGGGTGCTGATCGAAGCTGGCATTGGCGCGGTCACTATGTCCAGCTTCAACTACGACCGCGCCACCAAGCGCACCGCCGCAGCCATTGGCGTAGCCGAGCCTGACACCGCCGTGGTGTCGGGCCGACTGCTCTCGGCGATCGGGAGCAACCTGCCCCGAAACAAGGACGCCACCGTCGATGTCAGCGGCTCGGAAATGGTGATCACGGCGGGCCGCACAGCATTTCGGCTACCGCTACTGCACGCCGAGGACTACCCCGAGCTGCCCATCATGCAGCCCGAGGAAGACACCATTGGGACCGTCGATGGTGACGAGTTCGCCGAGGCCGTCCAAGTCATTGGCGCGCTAGCGTCCAGCGAGGAACAACCCGCCAACCTAACCGGCATCAATCTCACATTCAGCCCAAACGGGTTGTGGCTGTGCGCTACTGACCGCTACATCGTCGGGCGGCGCCGACTCAACTGGAACGGCGCCGCAGAAGGGCAGACCCTTGTACCGGCTGCCGACCTACTGGCCACCATCAAGGCTGTGGCAGGGCCGGTATCGGAGAACGTCGAAATCCTGTTGCGCAACAAGTCAATGTTCGGCCTGCGCACCCCGGCCACCACGGTCATGACGAGCTGCCTGGGCGAGGAATTTCCCCCCATGGAGCAGGTACTGAAACCAGCCGTCTACACGTCCATGTCCACCGTGCCCACCGCTGAACTCGCGGACATGCTGCGCCGAGCCTCTTCGGTCGCCGACGACGGCAACACCCAGATCGACATCGAGGTTGACGCCGGTGGGCTATCGCTCACCACCACCAAGAGCGCCACGGGCAAGGTCAACGACAGTATCGGCTCGATACACCAGGGCGACTACCGCCGTGTCGCGTTGTCGGCCCGCCGCCTCAATAGCGCGCTGTCGGTGGTCGATGACCCCGAGGTCACGTTGGGATTCCGCGCCACCGGCCACCTTGTCGGCATCCATCCCGGCTCGCTGCAGCGCACCGACGACGAGGTGGACCTACTGGCGTGCAACAACTTTGCCCTACTTATCGGAATCCGCGGAGCGTGACAACGATGTCCGCAACCAAGCACAGCGCCCGCGTGTTCATCGTCGTTGACCCGGTGCAGGACTACGAAGAGTCGTTGCACATCCTCGGCGTCTTCGGATCGCTCAAGACCGCGCAGTACGCGACCCCGCGACTCATGAGGGCCGCATGGCGCTGGGATTCCCACCGCTACGCCGAGGTTCAGGAATGGCGCGGCGACACCCTCGTGCACACCTGGACCTACTACCCCGCGAGCGACTGGCAATTCACCTTATGACCGGCAACGAAATGGAGGCAGCAGCATGACCGTAAACCCTGGCCAGTGGTTCAACGACATCGTTGACGAAGACCGCAAGCATCGTCGTGACCTACGCGAGCGGGCGCTGTACTCGGCGACGCTGTTGCACTGCGAGACCGGCGACGCGATGGCGGTCTTTGACCGCGAGGGCACTGCACGCGATGTGCTCGCCACCGCTGCGCAGTTCTATGACTGGATCACTCGGGAGGACGGGTGAGCACCTACCGCCCGCACGACGCCCATGCTGGCGGCGCTACCCGCTTCTTTTGGTCCTGGCTGATCGGCTCGGCCGCGTTCTCCATCCTCGGTGTCGTCACGCACGCGGTGCTCGGCAGCGCGCGCTCATCGCTGATCGCGTCGGTGCTCGCGATCGGCATCGTGGTTATCCAGTTGTGCGCGACGTACGGGGTGCACGCCTTGGTTCAGGAACGCATCACCGGCGCGGCGTACCGCTGGGCGCTGGCCATCGCCGTGGCGCTCGCCCTCGGTGCGTTCGTGCTCAACTTCGTTGCGCTGCGCGATCTGGTGATCACCTGGGCGGGCACCGCGCCGGTCATCGCCTGGATCGTGCCGCTGATCATCGATCTAGGCATGACGGCAAGCACCCTGGCGATACTGGCGCTCACCGACGCGCAACGCGCCGAGCAGCTGCACGCACCCGCGCATCCTGACGTGCTACCGGCCGCAGCGGTTCACGTCGAGGTGCACAACACCGTGCACGCACAGGCGCGCGCGGACGCGCAACGTGCGCGGCCTGTCGAGCCGCAGGCACGCGATGTCGTGCACGCCGAAGTGGCCGCACGCCTCACTGCGCAGGGCGTGGTGCGTATCGCCCCTGAGCGCATCGTGAATGTCCTTGACGCTCATGCCCAGGGAGTCAGGCCGGGAACCATCGCGCGATCCCTCGGTGTCGGCTTTAGCACCGTCAAGAACATCGTCGCGGCGGTCGCGATCGGGGAGGCCGAGCGCGATGGCGCCTAACGCCAACAGTGCCTTGGTGCGGCGCATGTTCGCCCTCTTTCGCGAGGGCGGCGTACAGCCGCGCCCTGACCGCTTAGCGGTCGTCTCGTATGTCACCTGGCGGCGCATCGGCTCCACCAATGACCTGGCAGAGGCCGATATTCGGGCTGTCGTGGCCACTTTGGAGTACTGGCGTTTGGCCGGCCAAATCGAGTACCGGTGCCGCCGCATCGCTGAGTCAATGCACAAGGAGATGAGCGCATGAGCGATGCGCAGGATGAATCCGTGCTGGCCCGTGTGGCCGACATACAGCGCCGTGAAGCGCCAGCGCGGCGCAGGCAGTGGATTCGGCGGGTGCTCGGCTGCACGGAACTCTCAGCGGCCCAGCGCAATGTCTTGCTCGCGCTGGAGACCTTCGCCGACTACCTCGACGGCTCCAATGCGCACCCCGGCGAGACCAACCTCGCCGAAATCTGCGGACTCACCACACGGGCCGTCAGGACAGCTCTTGGCAGGGGATGCGAACTCGGGCTGATCCGCAAGACAGCAAACGAAAATCCGCGAGCAAGCCGCGCGGCGGTGTACCGGCTACTGCTGTCGGACGAATCCACCACCGGAACGGCGGTTCCGGTAATAGAGCCCACCACCGGAACGGCGGTTCCGGTAAAAGACCCCATCACCGGAACGGCGGTTCCTGTGTATAACTCCACCACCGGAACGGCGGTTCCTGTGTATAACCCCCATCACCGGAACGGCCACGACACCATCACCGGAACGGCCGTTCCTCCCACCAAGTCAAGTACCAAAACTACAGGGGTGTTACGTAACTCGGGTACGTCACCAGAGCCGTGCCTCGCCGACACACACCCCGATCGTCCTTCGCGATTCTGCGATGAACATCCGATGGGGACTCGGGGCAACTGCGGCAATTGCGCAAACGCGCGAACCGCCTTCAACGCCTGGCAAGACCACCAGGCCGAGCGCGACGCCGAAATCGCCCAAGCCGACGCACACCACCGCCACCGGCTCCGCGTGACCTGCCCGTGGTGCCACGGGACCAACCTCCGCGACCTCGGCGACGACCTCGTGGAGAAATGCGACCACAAGGCCCCACAGGCCCGTAGAACCCTCTCGCTGGTCCCACCACTGCCTGGCGGGCCTGAAAACGTCAGGGCGGCGCAATGAGCCGCCAATCCGGTCCCACCGAGGCCGAGGACGACCCGGCCACTTTCGTGCGCGGCCCCGGACGGCGGCGCCGCAGCTGCGCAGGACCGGTCTACGACGCCTACACGGTCACCGGCGCCATCAACCGGCCATGCACCAATTGCGGCGTCCCGCCGCGCCAGTACTGCCACGCCCCAAACGGCACCGTAAGCAAGATCCCCTGCCTGCAACGACTCTCAGAGAAGCGAGACAGCTGATGCCGACCGAATGCCGAAACAAGGCCTGCAAGCGAGCATCTGAGCTGTACCTGTGCAACGACTGCACCACCGTCCTGCGGAACATGCTCGACCAGGTACCCGCACTGCTCGATGAACTCGACGCACGCATCCAGAAACTCGACCGCGTACCGCACGGCACAATCGGGCGCACCCGTGGCCCCTCAGACCTGAACGTCATGGACTTCGATGCAGTCGAGACCGCCCGTGAAACCCGAAAGATGCTGCGCCGCTGGGTTGACACCGTCGCCGAGCAGCACAGCGGGCGGCGCCCGCCTGGCCTTGACACCGTGGACACCCGCATGTTCGCCCGATGGCTACAGGTCAACGCCGAGGCCATCGCACGACTCGAAATCGCCGGACAGATCTACGACGACATCAAGAAGTTGGTTGGCTCCGATCAACGAGGTGGCCAGCTCGTGCGGGCCATCGATCGCCGTGAACGGCGCTTCGCCGGGGCATGCCCGACCATCACGGGATGGGACGCGCACGGTCACGTCATCGAGTGCGGAGAAATCCTCTACGACGAATACGGCGATAGGACAATCGATTGCCCAACCTGCGGGCAGGAAATCGACGTAAAACGCAACCAGGTTAAGGCACTCGCCACCCGCGACCTCATGCCGTCAGACGCATTGCTCGAAGCCCTTGAAAACGCGGGGGAAACGATCGAGGCCGAACAGATCGAACGCTGGATCGCCATCAAACGACTACGCCCACGCGGCTACATGCACCAAGGCAAATTCGTCAAAACCCGTGTCCAAGAAGCCGATAACGCCCTCTACAGCTTCGAAGCCGCACGCCGAATCCTACGAAAAGACAACCGACACAACGCGCGACGAAAAGAGGCAGTGAAATGATCAGACGATTCCGCAAGAAGCCAGTCGAGATCGAGGCCATGCAGTGGCCCGACGCCGACGATGAAAACGGCGAGGAAGTGGTTCAACGGAGCAGCGACATTCACGCATGGGTGTGGGGCAGCGGGGGCAGGACGTGGATTGTGACCCCTAAAGCCAATCCGTCCGACGTGCACGCGGTCTTGCAGACGCTAGAGGGAGATATGCGAATCAGCCCTGGCGACTGGATCATTCGTGGTGTCGCCGGAGAGTTCCACCCATGCAAGCCCGACATATTCGAGCAGACCTACGACCCATTGGGCGTGTGAGCGCCTGAGCGGTTCCGTCCGAAGTATCCACGCATAAATCCCAAAAAGGAGTGCCATGAGATCGAAAATAGCTACAACACTGGCGATTACAGCATTCACGCTGACCGCGTGCTCACCAGAGCTAATCGAGCGCGGTATCGTCACAGGCGGGGAACATCACGAGCAGTGGCTCGAAATGCTACCGATAACAACATGTTCCGGTAACCCCTCGGTGTGTACCACAAGCTACGTACCGATCAATCACCCCGAGACGTGGACCCTCAAACTTGACGACGGTAGCCGCAAGGGCCAACGCGATGTCACCGAGGAAGGCTACCGGCGCTGCCTCATCGGCCAGACATGGCCGGATTGCGAGGCCGCGAAATGACCACACGAGAGAGCTGGCTCCGCTTCGCGGTGACACGCGCTGCACTAGGTGAGCGGGTCGTATACGTCAGCGCGAAACATGATTCCACGCGTGATGCCTTTCAGTTCGCCGAGAAGCTCGCCAAACGCCACTTCGTCCAAAGGGTAGAACGGATCTACCAGGCTCGCGGCGAGCAACAGATTCGGTTCACCTCGGGCGGCGTGGTCATGTTCCTAAATCCTTGCTGTCACAGTTATCGGGGCGCGTCGTCAGACGTGCTCATTCTCGAATACGGTGCCGAGACAACAGGAACGGCCACCAGCCTGCTCGGCGCCAAGGCCGTTTACCGCACAATCGACAATTGCCCCGAAACGCCAAGCGAGGCAACGGAATGAGTAACGCAAACCCGCTCGAATGGGAAGACCTGGCAGAAGGTACCACTGAGGCGTCGTATCAGGGCGGTAGGTATCAAATCTACCCATGGAAAGGCGGGTGGACATTCAATCGCACAACTCATCCTCTGCTGCCCGAGTTCGACGGGGTGGCGTACAGCGAGCGTGAAGCAAAGATGTTGTGCCAGAATGACTATCAGAAGGTCGCACGTATGCTGTCTTGGGTGCAGTACATCCTCGACAATGACCCGCCGCCACCCCGAAAGCTCGGATGCTGCAACGGCGGGCCGCAATGGGGACACGATTGGAACTGCCATATGGGGCCTTGACGGCCCTTCACGGTTCTGTAGCTCAAGAGGTCAGAGCAGGCAACAAGTCCCCGGTGGAAACGCAAGACACAAGTTCCGGGTGGAAACCAAGATGCGGGATCATGGCCCGCCAGAACCCCTCATGTCACACCCTGGGCGTACAACTATCCGATGGACGCGCGTAAAGCCATTCGCGAAATCATCGAGGGCATCCCGAACCTGTTCGGCACGACCCGCAAGGCAACTATCGGCGCCGTGGGTGACACCGAGACGATCGTCTACACCCAGGCGCAGGTGGCCGACATGATCGCTTCGGTACTGCCCGACAGCCTCAAGACCAAGGGCCACGCGGTGATCGCGCTCCCCGAGATTGACACCGACGAGTCCGGCCGTCGATACGTCCGGGTACCGATCACCGATCAGCCGTGGGCCGACGGCTTGGTACGCATCAGTCCGCACGGTGATCAGGTGGCCATCCGTGACGTGCCTGACAAGCTGCCTATGCAGGACGTGCCCGCGCTGGCCGGTGCGCTCATGGCCGCGTACTGCACCTGGCACCCGACGCGCCGATAGGGCCGTGGGCAACCTGCATGTTTGGCAGGAAACACGCCGCCCGAAATCCGCTACGCGAATATGTCCATCCTGACCTGCTAGTATTCCGTTTCGAGTCGCAACCCCCATGCCCGAACCCCTTCGGACCTGGGGGTTTGTTCATTTCCAGCTAACGTCAGCGGGAGGTGAGATGTCGTCTGTTCAGCGCAACACCACGATCCGCGACCAGCACCGGCGCATCATCGCCGCCGACAAGCCGCCCTGCGCCTACCGGCACTGCCTGTTTCCTGGTGAGCCAATCGACTACGACGCTGACCACCTGGACCCGCGATCCTTCGTTGTTGACCACATCACCGCAGTGATCAGGGGCGGTAGCGACACCCTCGACAACAAGCAGCCCATGCACCGGGCGTGCAACCGCGACAAGTCCGACAGGGACGTTGACCTGTTGCCCGGTGGTGTCTCGTTCGTGACCGAGCGCTGCTGGTGGCAGTGAAGCTGAGGGGGGGATGATGGACGAGCGTCGCGCAGCTGCATATCAGAAGCTCGATGAGGTGGTCCGCGAACTGACGGCAATCACCGAAGACGAAAGCGACGACGGCCAGCCCCGCTACACGGCAACCGATTACGTTCTGATCGTTGGTGCACAGACAATCGACAACGACGGCGATCGCGTCGGATACGTCACCCTCTACCCGCAGGGCGGTTCGCAACCGTCGTACATCACCACGGGTCTTGTCGCGCAGGCCGAGGGCTTTCTCGCGGCGTCACCCACCACCGACTGATCGACAAGCAGCTCTGACCCCCAGGGCGGGGTGACCCGAGGGGTCCGGCAGCCGCCCCTCATGGCTTAGGCGACCGCCCCCCCTGGCCGATTTTTGTTTCAGGGGCGTTGGCCTCTCTGGAATCTCGTTTTTTCTTGACCACTAGGGCGATTCACCGAGGGTGCAACCGGCTGCAACGTATGCCGGTTCGGCACAGGCGATCTGAGGCCCAGAAAGGAGGCTGTCATGCAACTTGCGCCCGTCAATTCCACAGCAGGCGGCACGCCGTCACCGGCCGGTCTGACTGAGGCCGGTTCAGGGGAAGCGCTGTGGCGCTCCATCGTTGACGAGTACACCCTGCGGCCGGATGAGTTGCGGCTCTTGGCCGATGCGTGCGAGCTGGCCGACCGGATCGACTACCGCAAGCAGCGGGCCGACGAGCTGCACCGCGAGGTCGGTGACAACTTGCTGATCCGTGGATCGACCGGCCAGCGCGTCCGCAACCCGTTGATCGATGAGGCCCGCCAGGAGTTGGCCGAGCAGCGCAAGGACCGCGTTGCGCTCAACGATCTTCTTGCCCGCCTCAAGCTGCCTGATCTGGACCCGGACCGCGACGGCGACGAGAGCCGCGATGGCGGTAACTCCGGGACGAAGCGGTCGGCCTCGGCGTAATGGCCACGCGGCGCACTGCCCACCGCCCCGCCGGGGCACCGCATATGCGCGTGGTGACCGAGGGCGAACGTGCCCCCGAGCCCGCACCCCTGGCGCCGGTGGTCACTTCCGAGGCACCGCCCGCGCCCCCGGCGCCGGTGGAGGGCAAGACGCTCTTGGAGGCGATGGCGGGCGGGAACTATCAGGAGATCCTCGAAGCGCAGGCGCGTGACATCATCCGGGACCTGGGCGGCGCGAGCGGTGCGGCCAAGGCCGCGTTGCATGGCCGTCTGACGGCGATCTCCAAGGAAATCGAGGCCATCAAGGTCGCCACGCCGGGAAGCGGGGCGTCTGTCGTGGCCGCGACGAGCGATGAGCCCTGGGACCCCGAAGCTATCTGAGGTCGCGCGGCACGTCATCGCTCCGGCCGGGATCGTTTCGACCGGCTGGCCAGCGGTGCGCGATACGTGCAAACGCCTCGGATGGGAGTTTGACGGCTGGCAGGACGGTGCGGGCCGACTGATCCTCGGCAAGCGGGCCGATGGCCTGTACGCCGCTGACACGATCGTGTTGTCGATCCCGCGCCAGGTGGGCAAGACCTACCTGGTGGCGTGCATCATTTTCGCGCTGTGCCTGATTCACCCCGGCCTGACCGTGATCTGGACGGCACACCGAAAGACCACGGCCGCAGAGACTTTCGAATCGTTCGCAGGTATGGCCGCACGGCCAAAGGTCGATCCGCACATCGAAGCCGTCCACCGGGCGCGTGGCGATGAAAAGATCATGTTCACCAACGGGTCCCGAATCCTGTTCGGCGCCCGCGAATCTGGGTTCGGTCGTGGATTCTCCGACGTGGACATCCTGGTGTTCGATGAGGCTCAGATCATGACCGAGGGCACCCTCGAAGACATGGCCGCAGCCCAGAATGTGGCCGAGAACCCGCTGACGTTCATGATGGGCACCCCTCCCAGGCCCAAAGATCCCGGCGAAGTGTTCACCATGCACCGCCAAGAAGCACTGGACACGCTCACCGACGACACCGCGCGCGAGACCAACGAAACGGCGTACATCGAAATGTCCGCCGACCGGGGGTGCAACCCGATGGATCGGGCGCAGTGGGGCAAGGCCAACGCCTCATTCCCGCATCGCACCTCTGAGCGCGCCATGCTGCGCCTGCGCAAGAAACTCAAGTCGCTGGAGTCCTGGCTGCGCGAAGCCCTCGGTATCTGGGATGAGGTATCGGTGCATCAGCCCGTGGTCACGCGCGACGCCTGGGGCGAGCTGATCGACGTAGGCCCCGACGACCACGTGGCCCCGGACGGTATCGGCGTCGATATGTCCCACGGACTACAGATCTCGGTGAACGCGTGCTGGATCGAGGGCGTATCGGCGCACATCGAAGAGATATGGGCCGGAACCGATGTCGCCGAGGCGATCACCTGGACGGCCAAGGCCGCGGGCCGACGGATAGAGGTAGTGATCGATGACCTGTCGCCAGCGGCGCAGATGATCCCCGGCCTGAAAGCCTTGCACGTCAATGTTCGCCGGTCCACGGCCCGAGACATGACGAAGGGCTGCGGGCTGATGGCAAGCCGCATCAAGGCCCGCACGCTGACCCATGGCGATCAAAAGTCAGTTACCTCAGCGATTTTGAACGCGATACGCCGAAAGATCGGTGACGCCGGTGGCTGGGGATGGGACCGGCGCGACTCCACGGTGGTCATTCACCCGATCGTGGCCGCAACCCTGGCGCTACTCGCGGCGTCGACCAAACGTAAACCCACACCGGGCGATAGCTCGCGAGGACGAGAGGCGGTGGTGCTGTGAAGGTTTCGAAGATCACCCTTCCTGGGCTCACGAAAGATGACAACAACCTACTGAACGGGCTTTTGCAGCAGCTCATCGACTGCCAGCCGAACAACCTGCTACGCGCCTCGTATTACGACGGCAGACGGGCCATCAAGCAGGTCGGCGAGGTGATCCCCCGCCAGTACTACAAACTGGGGCTATTGCTGGGCTGGTCCGGCAAGGCGGTCGATGTGCTGGCCCGGCGCTCCAACCTCGACGGCTACGTCTGGCCCGGTGAAGACCTCGAATCGATTGGATACAAAGAGGTTTGGGACGACAACTTTTTCGGCACCGAATCCAACAGCGCCATTGTCTCTTCCCTGATTCACGGCCCCGCCTTCCTGATTAACACCAAGGGCGGCGACAAGGAGCCCAAGTCGCTGATTCACGTCAAGGATGCGCTGAATGCCACCGGCGAATGGAATGCGCGCACCCGGCGCCTGGACAACCTGCTGTCCATCATCGCCTGGGATGAGGATTCCCAACCCCAAGAGCTTGCGCTGTACCTGCACAACCGAACAGCAGAAGCCAAGAAGACCGGCCGCAAATGGGAAGTCCAATGGCGCGAACACAAGCACGGTGTGCCCGCCGAGGCGCTGGTGTACAAGCCACGGGTGGGTCGGCCGTTCGGGTCCTCACGAATCTCAAAGCCCATCATGTCGATTCACGACCGGGCATTGCGCGAACTCATCCGCACAGAGGGACACGCGGACGTGTTCAGCTATCCCGAGCTGTGGATGCTCGGCGCCGATACCCGGATCTTCAAGAACCCGGATGGCTCGCTGAAACCTTCCTGGAAGGTGATGCTTGGCCGCATCAAGGGCATACCCGACGACGATAAGGCGATCGACCCCAAGAACGCCCGCGCCGACATCAAGCAGTTTCAGGCCGCGAGCCCGCAGCCGCATATTGACCTACTTCTGCAGTGCGCCAACGAATTCGCGGGCGAGGCAGACCTACCGGTGTCGGCGCTGGGCGTGCAAGCCCGAACCAACAGCACGAGCGCTGACGGTGACGATAACGCCGAGAAGCAGCTCATTGCCGAGGCCGAGGGCGCGGGCGATGACTGGGCGCCCGCATTCCGGCGCTCGATGGTGCGGGCGCTGGCCATCAAGAACGATCTCAACGAGATTCCCCAGGCGTGGCGTTCCATCGACTCGAAGATGCGCAACCCCGCCTACATCTCGCGATCCGCGCAAGCCGACGCCGGTCTCAAGCAGCTGCAGGCCATCCCGTGGCTCGCCGAGACCGAGGTCGGGTTGGAGCTACTGGGCTTGCCGCAACAGATGATCGACCGTGCCCTCGCCGAGCGGGACCGAGCTCAAAACGGGCGCATGGTCGCCTCGCTGGTGGACAAGCTCACTGGCGCAACGATCCCTGATCCGGTGCCGGGAACCGCCGAGCAGGCCGCACGCGAGGCGATCGGCAATGGTCCAAGCGGTCTCTGAGTTCCAAGGCCTGCTGGCCGCGCTCGGCGCCGAGCAAGCCGCACAACTGGCCAGACTGCTTTCGCGAACTGACCGGCTCGATCAAGGCGAACTGCTGGCGTTCATCACCGACGCCTACCCCGAGGCCATCTCCCCGTTTCTTGCCGCCGCCACCGTCCTGACCGCGCAGTGGTACGACGAGCAGCCGAGCACCTCGACCTACACCGCACAACCCGCCGAACTCACCAGCGCCGCGCAGCTGGCCGTCTCGGGCCGCTGGGCGATGCTGCAAGCAGCTCCCCTTAATGCGTTGACCGGAAGCGCCGCGCGGGCTCTGTTCAATGCCTCACGAGAAACCGTGCTCGCCAACGTGATCGCAGAACCCGGTGCGCGCTGGGCTCGGCACGCCTCGGCCAATGCCTGTTCATTTTGCCGGCTCATGGCCACCCGAGGCGCTGTCTACACCTCGGAAGCCTCAGCCACGAAAGTCACTGGACGCGGCGCGAATCTGGAGATCTCCGACCGGCGCGCTATCGCCGCCGGACAGATGAGCAGAGACGAAGCCTTACAGCGTCGCTCGGTGTACCGCTCAGAGCGGCTCGCGGCCAAGGCGGGCAAGACCGTGGGTGACAGCCGCCTAGGTGCTCGTCGCGGCACCCGCGCCCTGGGCGAGAAGTACCACGACTGGTGCCACTGCATCGCGGTCATGGTGCGCCCCGGCGCCACCTACCAGCCCCCGGCCTACGTCGAGCGATGGGAACAGGAATACGCCGACGCGGTGAGCGCCACCCAAGCCGCAGGGCACACCAAAGGCAAGTACGGCGCCATCGACATCACCGCCGTTGTGCGCCACATGGACCAGGCCCAGCGATAACCGGCGCCGACGGCGCCCCACGAACCCCCTTAGCCGAAATGGCCGAGGACTACCCGAAATGGGAGAAAACCGCATGTCCGAAATCACCACAGAACCCGCCGAGGCAACCGAAACGGAACCCGAAGGCGTTGAGCAGCAACCCATCACGTTGCCTGACGATCACCCATTGGTGAGAACGCTGGCGGCGAATAAGGTCAAGATCAAGGAACTCAGCGAAAGGGCTGAGGCGCAAAAGACTCAGGCCGAGCAGGACGCCGAGCGCGTCAGCAAGGCCGAGGCCGAGGCCGCGACGGTCCCGTCTCGTGTTGCCAGTGCGCTTAAAGAGCACCTGGTCAAGATCCACGAGATCGACGCCGAGGATGCCGAGCTGTTCCTGACCGCCGACGAGCCCGAGCTACTGCTCAAGCAAATCGGTCGCTTCCTTGGGCAATCGGACAAGCAGAGCAAATCCAATTATGTGTCCCGTGAGGGCACCAACGGGCGCGTGAAGCCGAGCAGCATGCAGCAGTTCTTTGACGAGCTGTCCGGCCAATCAAGCTGACAACAAAGGAGATATAAGCAATGACCGTACAGAGCACTGATCTACTTCTGCCGACCCAGATTGCCGACGGCATCGTGGAGAAGGCTAAGACCAGCTCCACCATCGCGGCACTGTCCGCGCAGGAGCCCCAGCGGTTCGGCAAGGTCGAGATCATCACCTTCGATGATGACCTGACGGCCGAGTTCGTCGAGGAAATCGCGCCCAAGGGCTCCGATGAGGCCAAGCCCGACAGCGTGCAGGCCGTACCGCACAAGGCGGTTGTGCAGATGCGCACCTCGGACGAATTCAAGTGGGCCGATGAGGATTACAAGCTGAACATCTTCAAGAAGTACGAGGAGAAGTGCGCCCGCGCACTGGCCCGTGCCTTGGATCTGGGCCTGTATTACCGCATCAACCCGCGCACCGGCAACGCCCTGACGGCGTGGACGAACTACCTGAACGCCACCACCAAGCGTGTGGAGATCACGGCGACCTCTCAGCCCGATCTGGATTTCGAGGTCGCGGCCGGTCTGGTCATCGAGGACGGCTACAGCGTCAACGGGGTTGCCTTCGATCCCAAGTACGCCTGGAAGCTGGCCACCGCACGATTCCCCGACGGTCGCAAGAAGTTCCCTGAACTCGGTCTGGGCGAGGGTATTTCGAGCTTCGAGGGAGTGTCCGCGGCCGTGTCATCCACCGTCTCGGGCAAGGCCAAGGACGGCGATGCCACCGACAACAAGGTGCGCGCCATCCTGGGCAACTTCCGCAGCGGCATCCGGTGGGGAGTTCAGCGCGAATTCCCGTTCAAGATTCTCGAGTACGGCGACCCGGACAACAAGGGCCGCGACCTGGCTGGCCACAACGAGATCCTGCTGCGCACGGAAATCGTCTACGGCTGGTACGTATTCGATGGCGAGTTCGCCGTCATCGAAGATGCGGTGACCCCGTAATGCCGAGGTACCGCAACGCGGTGGGCGGGTCCGTCGTCAACATTGACGACGGGCTCGCCCGCCGCCTCGGCATCACCGAGAACCCGCACTGGGAACCCCTGGACGAGCGCGGCGCCCTGGACCCCTTCACGCTCGAGGACGACGCCCCGGCGATCGCCGAGACCGACGGTTCCAACCCCTCGCCGGTGTTCTTGAGCGATGTCCTTCCGTCGGCCACCGCGTGGACAGGCACGGTCCCCAACGAGCAGACGCCGAGCGAGGCCGACACACCGCCCGACGCTCCGGCGCCAGACCAGGCCACCCCTGTGGAGGCCAAGGCGCCGACCCGAGGCAAGTCCGGCCGCAAGCCGTCCAGCGAACCCGAAGAGGTTAAGAATGCCAGCGGTAGCGATTAGCAAAACCGACCTGGACGCATTCGCCGACGACATCACGGAAGCAAAAGCCCGCGAGATGATCGCCGACGCCATGGCCATGGCTCTGCTTGTGGCGCCGTGCCTGGATGATCCGCAGCTGACCGACAAGAAGGCCGCAGCGGCCAAGGCCATCATCCGGGGCGCGATCCTGCGCTGGCATGACGCCGGATCTGGGGCGCTGTCGCAAGAGCAGAAGACCGCCGGACCGTTCGCCCATTCGCAGACGTTCGACACCCGGCAGATACGCCGTGCGATGTACTGGCCCAGCGAAATCGAGCAGCTGCAATCGATCTGCCGTGCAGACGATGACGCCTCGGGCGGGGCGTGGGGATACGACGTGCTCGGTCCGTCCGGGCCGTCGCATTCCCCCGTGTGCACCCTGAACCTGGGCGGTGACTACTGCTCATGCGGGGCCACTCTCAGCGGCCAGGAACCACTCTGGGAGACCAGCCCCGATGACTAGCTTTCCGCTGCCGTTCAAATGCGAACACCTCGCCTATGTCCCCGGCGCTGAGAACAGCCACGGAAACCCAGAAGGTGACTGGGCCGAGCCGGTGGAGCGGGACTGTTTCTGGTGGGACCCGTCATCGCTGGAAATGCCGACGCCACCGACTGGGGGGACCCGCGTCGTGGCAGACCGCTACCTGGTTGTGGATTCCTCCGGACCGGTCGATCACCGGGACAAGTTCAAGGTCAACGGTCACGAATTCACCGTCATCGGCCTACCGCAGGACTACAACCACGGCCCTTTCGGATTCTCCCCGGATCGCCTGGTCATCGAACTGAAGTGGGTGGGGTGATATGGGAGTCAACTACACCGTCAGCCCGGCGACAATTCGTAAGATCATGACCGCGCCGAGCACGAAAGCCGAAGTGCACGAGCGGGGATTGCGTTTAGCGGCCAAGGCCAACGAGACACCGTCCACCACCGCACCCGCGCACGAGGGCCTGTATTACGAAGCGGTCGAGGCCTCTGACGCCAAACGCGCCCGCACAAGGGTGCAGACCACCGGCCCCCGCGCGGTCAATCATGAGGCCATTACACAGGCGCTATTGCGGGCGGCATCTAGTGGCGATTGAACTGGTGGAGTTCCCGGACCTGACTGCACTCGCCCGTCAGATGGCCCTGCAGGAACTCGCTGCACGCGGGATCTCCGGTGTGCCGATCGGGTCGCACGCGATCGCCGCGCCACCTGGCGGCGTCTTGCCGCAGAGGTACATCCGTCTGTTTGCCTTACCGGGGGCCGAGTTGTGCCGCCGCGTGCAGAGCGTGGTGATTGTCGGGCAGGTGTACGACACCAACGAACTGCGTTGCACTGCCACCGCCTCAAAGCTCGGGGCGATATTGCGCGCCGCGCCTGACATCGAGATCGGCGCCGATAATCCGATCACCGAGCCGTGCGAGCTGCACGGCCCCTATCCGTCCAATGACCCTGACCTGCCGACATATTCGCGGTACCAGGTCAACGTGCGCTGGACGGTGCAGTCCATCGTGACCGAATAACCAACAGTCCCAAGGTAACCCCCGACGCAAATCGCGGCCGGGGAAATTGTCGTGCCCACTCGGGCGCATTTCCAAGGAGGAAAAGATAGTGGCGCACACCAATGTTCGAAGCACCGCCGTTTGGGTTCCCAAGAACACCGGCGGCGTATTCCGGTACCCGCTGGGCACACCCCTGCCCACCGACCCGTGGAGCCCCCGGCCCGTGATCCCCGGCTGGGACCCGCGCCTGGGAGGCTGCGATGACACCGGGGTCACATGGAACACCAAGCGCGACAAGGACCCCAAGAAGGACTGGAACGGCGACAAGGCTCGCATCGTGCAGACCGGCAAGGACGACACGTGGAAGCTCAAGTACATCGAGCCGAAGAACCCGCGCGTGCTGGAAGAGTATTTCGGCAAGGCCAACGTCACCGTCACCGAGGCCACCGCGCTACATGGCACCCTGATCTCGGCCGTGTCGAACTCCGATGTGCTACCGCACTTCACCTACATCGTGGACGCGTTCGACGGCGCCGTGCGCAAGCGCCGGTGCATCCCCGATGCACAGGTGACCGAAAACGGCGATGAACTCTGGCAGTCCAAGGACTGGACCGCGTTGGAGTTCACCTATGACCTGTTCCCGGATCTGGCCGGTAACACGTTCTACGACTACACCGAGTTGGACGACAAGCTGGTCGAGACCATCTACATCGTGACCCTGACCGGCCCGCCGACCGCTGGCACCTTCGATTTCACGGTCGCCGGTCAGCCCGCCGAAATCGCCTACAACGCCACCCAGGGCGCGTTCCAGACCGCCGTGGCCGCGCTGCCGAACGTCAAGGCCGCGACCGTCACCGGAAGCACCGGCGGTCCCTACACGGTCAAGGTCACCACCACCGGTGTGGCGCCGGTGTCCGTCGATGGCACCGACCTGACCGGCGGCTCGGTGGCGGTCAGCCTCGCACCGTAATTCGGCCCCTCTGTACCCCACCCCGCGCCGTTTAACACCTTGGGCGGCGCGGGGTGGTCACACAAAACCAAGGTGATTCAAGGTGATTCACATGACACTGCCCGATTTCGGCAACGACACACCCTTGCCCACCTTCGTCGTAGAGACGCCCCTCGGCGGGGCCGCTCCGGAAGTCTTCACCGACACGGTGGCCATAGATGTTGAGCCCGAGAACAATCCGGCCGATACAGACAAGGACGAACCGCACGGGCCATTGCCCGGCGCGGCTGACTATGACTGGTCGGCGCACTACGGCGAGGATGTCGAGCTGTACCGGCACACGTTCCGCGACGGAACCGTGGTCGCGCTGCGCCCATTCGGAGCGGTGTTCTCCAAAACACTGCTGTGGAAACTCAGAAACGCCGAGGCCACTACTGAGGTGGAGTTCACCACGATCATGCGCGGCGGCTGCCCTGCCGTAGATGTCGTGCTGGACCGGGTAGCCGGTGCCGTCATCGATTCCGACGATTACGAATACGACCCGATCGATGATCTGTTCCAGTCATGGATGAAAGCCGGAACCAGCACTACCCCTGAGTCCAATGATGGTCTTTCCCTGGGAAAATCCGTCAGCTAGCCGAGATCGTCTTTGAACACATCGACGCCATCGAGCGTGATCTGTTCTCAGATAATCGAGTATTCGAGGACCTCGGCTGGCGCGGATTGTGGGCCTATGTCACCGCTGCGCCGCCGGGGACCTCGATACATCACTCGCGCAGCGAGGGCATGTCGGTTGGCGATCAGATCGGCACCGAAATACTCAACGAGATCGCCGAGCTGCGTTGGCGTTTCACCGCATTTCATTTCGAGAACGGCTCGAAAATCGCCTTCCCCGAACGGTTGTCGTTGCGGGAGTTGATCTACGGCATTGAGCCCGTCGAAGAGATCGATTACGACGCGCACATAGCCCAGAACCAGGACCCCAAGGTCCGCGCGATGCTGCAAGGAGGTTGATCGGCTGTGCCTGAGATAGAAACCCTCTGGATACCCCTTGCGGTCACCGGTAAGAACCTCAAACGCGACATGGAGCGCGAGGTTACCGGCGCGGGAACCAACGCCGGTAACAAGATCGCCAAGGAGATGGAGGACGCCGCCGGTAAGGGCGCCAAACGTGCCGCCGCACAGATCGATTCGACCCTGGGTGCACGCCTGGGCGAGAAGACCGGCGCCGCCCTGGGCAAGGCGCTGGGCATCGGGCTGCGCCCGGTGGTGGGCACGGTGCAAACCCTCGGCGGTGAGGCAGGCCGTCAATGGGTGCAGAAGTTCGCCCAGCAGCTCGCATCGGCGAAAGTCAACGCCCCCAAGGTCAATGCACCGATCAGTGTCGATATCCCCGGCAACAACGGCCGCAGCGGCGGCTCCGGTGGCGGCGGGCTGGCGGCGGCGGGCATGCTCGGGGCGATTACCCGCGTAGCTGGACCCGCCGCCATCGCCCTCGGCGTCACCGGCCTGGCATACAAGACGCTTTCGGCCGGGTTCGATCGCGCCAAAAGCCTTGACGCCACCCGATTCAAGTTGCAGGCCCTCGGCAATGACGCCACAGCGGTCGCGCAGATCATGGCCGCCGCGCAGGGCTCGGTGAAGGGCACCGCCTTCTCGATGGACGAAGCGGCCACCACAGCGGCCACGGCAGTCGCCGCCGGGGTCAAGCCCGGTGAGGACTTGTCCAAGTACCTGACCACCGTGGCCGATGCCGCCGCGATCGCGGGCGCCGACATGGGCGATATGGGGCACATCTTCAACAAGGTGCAGACCTCGGGCAAGGCGATGACCGATGACCTGAACATGCTGGGCGATCGGGGATTACCGATCTTCGCCTGGCTGCAAAAGGAATACAAGGTCACCGGCGCCGAGCTGTCCAAGATGGTCGAAAAGGGCCAGGTTGACTCAGCCACATTCCAGCGCGTCATCGCCCAGAACGTGGGCGGTGCCGCCAAGAAGATGGGCGGCACCTTCGAGGGCTCGGTCAAGAACATGGGCGCCGCGCTCGGGCGCCTGGGCGAGTCGATCATCTCCCCGTTCCTGGGCAGCGGTACCGACGCGCTCGGGCAGATCACCGTGGGCATCGACAAGGTGGCCGGGTTCATCAAGGAACACCAGCCCGAGATCATCCGCTTCGCCGCCGCAGTGGGCACCGGCTTCACGTCGATGGCGGGCGCCGTCTCGCGCGGATTCGGCACCGCCATCAGGGGTGTGGCCACGTTCCTCGACGGCATCAAGACCGCATCGGGCGGCATCGGCAAATTCCTGTCCGTCATTCCCGGCCTAGAGGGTGTCGGGGATGCCATGCAGCGCTGGGGCGCTGACCGCAGCCTCAACGACTGGCTGCGCGAGGCGGCGAATTCGGCAGACGCGTTCGGCAACAAGGCCACCGCCGCCTCGGACCGGATCGCCAAGTGGGGTGAGGACACCGCCGAAACCACCAGAATTGTCAACGCGCTGGGGACCGCCGTCGCCGAGGTGCCCGACACCCACGAGATCGTGCTGACCGACAACTCGCCCGAGCAGATCGCCCGACTCAACGCCATCGGGTACACCGTGCAGGCGATGCCCGACGGCAAGAACCTGGTCGTCAAGGTCGATGACAGCGAGGCCACTGCCCGACTCGATGCGCTACGCAGGCAGCTCGAAGACCTTGCGGGACAGCGCCGCAACGCCAACGCGGCGGCGGAGATCTTCAAGAACAGCGCCGGTGCGCAGTCGTCGAACCCGGTCAACACCGCCCCGCCGAGCGGGGTTCCGTTCCTGGAGGGCTTGTTGCCCAGGATGTTCGGCGCTATCGCGATGGCATCGGGCGGGTTGCGGTTCATCGACAAACCGGCCTCAGCGGACATCTACGCGGGCCGGGGCGCGGGCACGATCTTCGCCGAGCAGGAGACCGGCGGGGAGGCCTACATTCCGCTGGCGCCCGGTAAGCGGTCTCGCTCGCTGGCGATCTTGCGTGAAGTGATGCGGATCTTCGGTATCAACAGCTTCGCGGGCGGCGGTATCAGCGTCGATGAACTCAAGTCGATGGCCAGCGGTATTGAGGGGCAGTCCTATGGCTGGGGCGCCCCGGCTGGACCGAACTCGGACTGCTCGGGTGCGCAGTCGTGGATCGCCAACATGATCAGCGGCGGCACCGGGCGCTTCGCCACCGCTGGCCAGGCGGGCGCACTGGCGGCACGAGGATTTCAGATGGGCGACCCGCCGCCGGGGATCGCCGCCTACTGGGTGGGCTGGAAAAACGGCGGTCCCGGTGGCGGGCACACGGCGGGCACGATCGTTGATCCCGAGGGCGGCAACGTCAACGTCGAGATGGGCGGCAAGCGCGGTAACGGCCAGTTCGGCGGCGGCGCGGCCGGTGCGAGCGACTTCCCCAGTCGGGCGTGGATCGCGCTGGCCGCAGGAGACAACGGCAAGACCACCGGCGGCGGGGGCGCATCGCCCTCACAGGTGATGTCCGCCCAATCCTCGGTGCGCCGCACCAAGGCAGCCAGCGCGGCGGCACAAAAGGATCTTGACGACGCCAACGCCGAACTGAATTCGGCCCCCGATGACAAGAAGCGGGCAGCGGCCGAGAAGAAACGCGACAGTGCGCAGCGGCGCCTCGATACGGCCAAGGACCGCCAGGCCGTGGCCGAACAGAAGCTATCGGAGGTGCTCGACAAGAAGGCCCAGGGCACCGACCGCGAGGCCGGGGCCGGTGATGCCGCAAGCGGCATGGGCCAGGGCCTCGGGCAGGGCATCATCTCCGGACTGTTCCAAGGCCTGGGCATTGACGGGTCGGTGTTCTCCAACCCCATGGAATGGCCCAACGTCAAATCCGGTATAGCCGCGCTGAACTGGGGTTTGAACTTCGCCCAGAAAATGGCCGGCCAACCAGCATCCAGGGCGGGCGGCGACGAAATCCCCGGCGCGGGAGCCGAATTGAACTTCGCATCGGGCCTGGCTGACGGCGCTCTGAGTGGCTTGGGTGTCACGGTACCCAAGGAAAGCGCCCCGGCGCCCGCTGCGCCGCCTGCGGGCGGGGATACCTACAACCTCTCGGGTGTGTCACCACGGGAGATCATGCCCAAACTCGAAGCGCGATCATTCGCGGCCAATCAACGCAACCTCGGAACAAGGCGGCCATCGTGAGCGCAAGCAAGTGGTTGAAGTACGACCCGATCCTTGACCGTGCCGCGCAGCCCTCGTTTCAAACGTGGACGGCGGCGGACATGGGTCCGTTCTACAAACAGCTGCAATCGGATCAAACCAAGCGGGTGTACGTCTCCCCGGACGGGCAGCGCATCTACAACCTGGCGGGCGGGTTCAAGGGTAACCGCGGAGTGGTGCAGGCACCGGGCATGAAGGGTGCCACCGGCGCATCCTTTGACCAGCTGTACTCGTCGGGGCCGTGGATGCTCGGGGAGGAGCCCGAGCGCACCGATTACCGCAAGCGGGTGCTGAACATCGCGTTGCACTTCGCCCCGCATATCAACGCGGTGTCGCGGCTGCGCTATCCCGATACGGCGGTGGCGCTGGAACAGATTCAGGCCCAATGGTGGCGGGACTGGCCCGAAGATGTCGATCTGCCTATGGGTTTCATGGGCGAGTTCACCCGCTATGACGGCTGGCACTGGGTGCGGGTGCGTAACGGTGAACCCAACTTCGATACCGTCGAGCTGGACCCGCACGCGTACGGAAACTACTACGCCTCAGCGGCGATGACGATTCATTGCCCGTTCCCGTTCTACTCCAAGCGCGCCCTGACCCGCGAGTGGCGCAACGACGCCGCTAACGCGGTGATCAATGGCCGCAACCACGGCATCCTGCGACTGCCCAATAAAGGCGACTACGAACAACACCCGAAATACATTGTGGAAGGTGCTGGCCTGGTGTCGATTCAGGACGGCATGACCGACCGCATGGTGGAGATCGAGATCTTCCCCTCCGATGGCATGGTGCTGGTCGATACCGACCCCTCAGCCAGAACGCTTACCTCCGAACATGATCCGATCGATAACGCGTTGTGGAAGCTGATCCGCAACAGCGAGATCCTCGACTTCATTCTCGGGGACATCACCAACGCCGATGCCGGACTGCCGATCGGGCGCCGCGTTCCCGGCGGCATCGGGTTCATGTCGCCGATCCCGTCCGAGCAGATGGCCAATATCAAAGTGACCCATACCAATCCGGCGGGCAAGATCACCATGGTCATGTCGCAGTGGTACCGGCGCGGGGTTGCCTGATGGACCCCCAGCAGGCCGCGATGCGGCGGGTGATTACCGCGCCCAGCGATGCGATCACCAAGTACCGCCTATTGGATGGGCGCCGTGAAATGTGGCGGCGCGCAGGCAAACAGCCGCCCTTGTTGCGGGTTCTCGATAAGCAGCTCCAATACCTGGGGACGCTGCGCGGCCAAGTCCGCGAGGGCGATTGGGAGCGGCTCTGGGATGAGACCGGGGTCGGCAAGATCCGGGTGCGCCGCGATGACTGGCTGGCCGACCTCATGGCGCGCGGTACCCGCTACACCGAGGATCTACACCTGGCGATCGACATGAACCCCAACATCCGGTCGTGGAAGACGCGGATCGGGTACCGGATTCAGTCGGTGGTCGCGGTCAAAGACGAGGACGGAACCCATTGGGTTGACCTGGAGTTGATCTCGCTGCGCGAACACGCCAAGCATATCGCCCTGATTCCGACGCCGGTCTCGGCGCCGGAGTTTCAGCCACTCAAGGCCTGGGTGTGGATGCAGAACTTCCGTTCCGGCATGGCGTTTACCACGTTCTTGAACCTGCTACGCACGTTCTGGCCGTTCCTGGCACTGCCCACCTCATGGGCAGATCCGGTGCACTGGCTGACCACCCGCGCGGGGAACCTCTCCCCGCTGCACTGGCCCATCCAAGTCCAGTTCGTCAACCCCGTCTTGGACACCTCGCGGATTGTGCCGATCGCGGCGAAAGCGCAAATGCTGCACGATATTCACGCACCGCTGGGCGAGGACACCGGCGTCGGCCTGATCGATTACCTGTGGTTGGAAGAGGACGAGACTAGCCCGCATCCCGAGCTGGCCGCACTCGTTGGTGAGAAGGCAGCTCGCCCCACACGCAACTGCATCGTGCTCGCCTTCGAGCAGAAGGACGGGATTGTCGGCCCTACAGGAACCGCTTTCGACGGCGCCCTGAGCGCCGTCGGCGCGATCCTGGATGACACCATCACCGAGGTTATTTTGCCGCTGGACGAAGATGGCGACGGCCTCACTGATCCGTTCTTTCGGCGGCTGCTCGGGGTGGCCCCGGAAAAACCGTCGCTGGTGTGGCGCGAATGCAAGCACTCGGGCATCATCACCAGCGCGCACCGGATGCAGCGCGGTACCGCCCGCACCGTCTGGACCGGCGGTCATAGCCCGACGATCCTGAACCAGGCCATCACGTTTGGCATCCGTTATGGCCTAGCGCAATTGGAGCAGGTGATCCCTTACCCCGGCAGTGCCTATCAGCAGCCGGGTAGCTCGGGATTGGACAACATCTATCAGGACCAGCTCTCGGACGTGTTTTTCAGTTGGCAGAAATTCACCAATCCCAAGGTGGCGCTGTGGCTTAACGACTACGCGCTGATAGATCACGTCGAACCGGGCAACGGGATTGCTTGGGTGGTCTCCAGTGCGTTGACGATCCGGCAAGGCATGGGCAAGACGATGCCTAAGGTGTCGTTCACGATGACCACCCGCGACGGGCATCCCCATGTGTACGGGTTCGACTACCTGGTTGGCGATCGTGGTATGTGGGAAGTCGATTCGATCTACTACGTCAACAACATTCGGGGCATGAAGTGGTCGGTCGCTGAAAAGAGCGCCATGGCACAAGATCTCACCATCGGCAAGGCCCGTGATCATGACCCTTTCGAAGCCGGAATGAAGGCCGTGGCCGACGGCTGGAACGCCATCGGCTCGCTTATCGGCGGCGCCGCGATCGCGGCCTAGCTCAATCAATCGCACTCACCCCGCAGGCCTGTGGGGTCATTCGCCGTACCCAAAGGAGGGATACATGCACGCACCACCACAAGGCAATCCGACGCGGGTTGTCATCGACCACGACCGCCATGTCATCGATGTAGACGGCCAGGCGGTGCCCTACTACGTCGCCGAAGGTGGGCCTACCACCGAGCCGATCGGCGGCGGCGAGACGCTCGTGACGTTCGAGTGCTTCGTGGTCGCCCAAGACGTGCAGATCATCGGCACCCCACGCAAGAGCGGCGCGGCCGGATGAGCGCGCAGAAGGACCAGGACCCCAAGGCCCGTGAGCTTCTCGACGCCGCTGCCCGCATCACCGACGCGCTCGCGTTCGCGCGCGGCCCGCGCGGCGAGCTGCTGTACCTGACCGACGATCAGCGGGTCTGCTTCGCGTTCCACCTGGCCCGCGCCGGGACCGACGTGCACGCCGATAAGGCCATCATCAAGCGTCGCGCTGTCCCCGACCGGCCGGGGCAACTGACCGGCGTCATCAACTGGGTACCGGTCGATTGGGAAGACGACCCCAACGCGCCCGAACCCATCTCGGCGGTCGGGCCGGTCCCGGTCCCGCCCGAGCTGCCCGATTTCGACGCCATGACGCCCTGGCACACCACCCCACGAATCGAAGGAGACTGGACGTGACTACACCGCTGCCCGGTGCCCCCATACACCTGATGAGCTGGCTGAACATGATGCACGTCTTTGGCGTCGTGTCTGACGGCGAGGTCCCCGGCCTGCGCACCTGCACGTTCGAGGGCGTCAACGACGACATCGTGGCCACCGTGCCGCTGCTCAAGGGAGACAAGGGCGATGACGGTTTGCCCTCGCCGGTCGTGGACCTGCACATCAATCCCACCATCACCAGCCCCACGCAGCTGCCGACCGATCTTGGCCTGAATGACAAGGGTAAGACGTGGTGGATCGGGGACCTGCTCTACGTGTGGATGGGCACCGAGTACATCACCCGCCCCGCCGGATACGCCGGACGGCCCGGCCCCACCCCGAAGCTCTCATTCAGTATCGAACTGATCGCCCCCGGTGAGACCAGCGTCGTCATCCCCTCGGGCACCGATCTGAACCCGCACCTGCATTTCAAGATCGCTGCCCCGCGTGGCATACCGGGACCGGCGGCGGCGATACGGGATGCGTTGGACTACAACAACATTTTGCCGCCCACTGACGGCCAGGTGCCTACCTGGGATGAGGAACTAGGGAAGTGGAAGCCCGAGAGCTTCACCGGCAAGCGCAGCGGCGCATTCTCGATCCCCGAAGCCGCGTTCACCAACGTCACCAACATCATCAACGGGCGCATACCGATCCTGTCGTATCAGCTTCCCCTGTGGCCCTTCCCCGTCAAGCTCGCCGCCACCGGCAAATTCAAGGCGTTTGGTGTTGATCTGAACATCTTGGACCCCTTCAAGATTGGTGCCGAGGTCCGCCTCGGCGACCCGATGAATGGACAGATCATCGGTCGCGGCAAGGGCACCGTGGCGCAGGAGACCACCGTCTCGCCGCACTACTCCACCCCCGGTGATCCCACCGTGGCCATGACGATGGAGAACGAGATCGCTCTGGTCAACGCCGGTCAGCAAGCCACTTTGACGGCCAACCTGGTCAACGACGGCCTGATCGGGATGTACGCGTTCAACCGCCAGGACGCCCAGCTATTCGTGCAGTGGTGGGAAGTCTGATGGCCTACACACGCGAACTCAAAGCCGTTGTGCCCGTGCTGATCGGCGAACATACCAAGGCTGACGATGAGCTATTGGTGTGGCTGGTACGGGAGAGCTTCGAACGCGAAGCCGCCGCCGAGTACCTGACCTTGACCGAATGGCGTGACTGCGGCGACCTGCACCCGTCGGAAGTATCTCCAACCACTGAGCGCGAGGTGCTCAAGCGTCCGGCCACCGATTTCCGCTGGCGCATGTTCACCGGCACGGCCACGAGGTCAGTCGATGCCAGCATCGTTTGACTTCGGGCCACCCCCGGCGATCACACACAACCCGGCCCAGCGCCTTGACCCGTCGCTGCCACGGCTGCCGAAATTCAGTCCGCTGCAGATCTTTCAGCAGTGGATACAAGGCATCAAAGAGGCCACCGGCCTTGACCTGTCGGGGCCGGTGGCGTTCATCGCCAGCCTGGGCGGTCTTCTGCAAAGCGCCGTCGGCAAGTTGTTCAACGGCGTGCTACCGGCCGCGTGGATTGCCGATATCGCACAGGATCTGATCGATGGCGCGGGCGGTTTCACCGACCCCTCAGTTGTCGAGGACAATCCCTATTGGCACTACGACGCCCTGCAGAACGGGCACCTATCGGGTAAATCGCTGTACGTCAACGCCAATGGGAACGCCTACGCCATCAGCGTCAAAGACCCGTTCGACGTGGCGCCAGGCCAGACCATCGACATGGCGGCATCGGCGATGTGGCAGGGCCTGTCCGCAGCCGCCGGGTCCAATCCGATCCGGCTGTGCATCACACCATTCGCCCCGGACGGCACCAAACTCCCCGATGTCGTTGTCAAGCAGCTGCAACCGATGGCCGCTGATTCGTCCTGGGTCCGCGCGAGCCTGACCGGCTCCTGGACGGTCCCGGCCAATGGCTCGGTGAAGTCGGCGACGGTGACCTTGGTGGTCACCGAGGGCGCCACGGCTGGGCGGGTGCACTTCTCCAACGTGACCTCGGTGATGTCCAACCTGGGGCCGGTGCTGGGCAAGTTCCGGTCCTTCTTTGACACCATTGGCGGGCAAGCCAATTCCGATATTGCCCAGTTCGAGCAGCGGTTCGCGGCCATCACGGCCGACGGGAAGATCACTGCATCCGAGGTCTGGGGCCTGTTGGGCCTGGGCAACATTCCGACACTGCCGCAGACGAAAGTCACCGATCTACCGGACCTCAACGCCCAGCTCAACCAGATACGCGACATCTTCGCGGGCTTGGTGGTGACGCCGATCAACTCGACAATTCAAGCCGTCAAGGACTGGTTTGGGCTGACCCAGAACAAGACCCAGGCTCTCAATGGATCGGGGCAGCTCGCGGGCTCTGCTATCACCGGGGCCATCAGCGAAGCGCAGACCGGACTCAACGCGGTGCGCGATGCGATTGCCAACGGCCTCGGTGCTGTCGGTTCCGGGTTCACCAACCTGCAGGCGCAGAACCAAGCAATCCAGGTCGCCCAGATCGCTGCCCAGGCCGCCGCCGCAGCAGCGGCGGCTAACGCTCAGTTGGCCAAGTCGCAGGGCCAGCAGAACGCGGCCGGGGGTGGCCTGAACTACACCACCGTGTTCGGTGGCGCCGACGGTGCCGCACTGCCCGCCGAGTTCACCGGCTCTGACCTGAAAGTGCGCGGCAACAACGGCTACGCCGGTATCGCCGCATCTGAGCCCGATGGCACCTATGTTGTCACCTGCAACAAGCAATGCACCACTGACGACCAGAGCCTAGCCGTGGTGCTGGGCGATCAGGGCGGCTCGGCGAGCGCACCGGAATACCACCTGTTCCACTCCGATTCGGGATACACCGCAGGCGCGTGTCTCAAGATCGACAACGGCAACGCCACCATCGGCAGCTACACCCGCTCGGGCGCCACCATCAACTTCACCGCTTTCCCAGGCGGCACCTGGTCGGGCGCGTTGGGGCAAGGCTCCCTGGTAGAGGTCCACAACGTCGGCACAACATGGACGCTGGCCATCAACGGCAACACAGTGCTGTCGGTCACCTCATCGGCAGTGACGTTCGGCGCAAGCACCCGGTACGGCGGTGGAGTCGTCATGGTCCGCGCCACCGTCAACCTGGGATGGTTCCAAGGCACCGTCACCTACGACAGCTTCCGGGTCGCGTCAATCACGTTGTCGGACTACATCGATCCCATCTACCTGGGCTCCGGGGCCACCATGGCGCGCACCAGCGCCACGAACGTCACCATCGCCACCGGCACAACAGTATTGCCCAACAGTTTCTACTCGGTGGTTCAGTCCTCTACGCCCGACATCGAGTGCAACCTGACCAACGGCACCATGAAAGTGTCGCTGAGCGGCTGGTATCTAGCGAAGCTCTCCACTAAGTCGAATATCTTCACGAACTCGACCAATAGTGCAGGGCAGGCGAATCCGGCCATCTTCGTCAATAGCACCACCACGCCGTCCAAATTGGGCTTGCCGCAGCAGTATTCGCGGTCCAACTCTAGCGACGGCAGCGTGGATTTGACGATCCCCGTCCTGTCGTTGTCGGACTCATTTGTCATCTACCTCAACGCGGGCGACGTGGTGCGCGGCGGTCAAGTCCTCGGGTCCAACGCATCCACCCGGCAAGTCACCGGAGACTCGGCTGGCACCGCGACCTGCCTGTCTCTGGCGCTGTTGAACAGAAGCCAAATCTAAGGGTTAACAATGACTTTCGAGCAAGCAAAATTCGGATTCATCAAGGCCAAGGGTGTAGACGGCTCGGACGTGTGGTTCAAGCCCCTCAACCTCAGCATGCGTGAGGTCACAACCGGCATCGAACTGTCATTTGCTGGCCCATACACGCTGACCGTTCAGGGCACCGTCGCCGAATATCTCGAATTCCTCGACCCCACACCGGCCACCGAGGAATAGATGCCCTGGTCTACCAACCCGGCCACCCCGCCACGGCGGTCGGGCGGTAAGTGGTCCCCGAACCCGGTGGCACCGCCGCGCCCAGCGGGCGGCACGTGGCACTGGATACCCCGGCTAGCTGGCACGGACACCGGCATCGGCGAGGACTCAGCGACACTGCTGGCCCACCTCATGGCCACCGACACAGGAGTCGGCATCGACAACGCCGGACTGCTGGCGCACCTGGCCGCGCACGACGATGGCACCGGCTACGACCAGGCCGCACTACTGGCGCACCTCACCGGCTCCGATACCGGCATTGGCGAGGACTCGGCCACCGCGCTACTCAAGTTCTTCTTGTCCGGCACAGAGGACGGAATCGGCTACGACACAGCGGCATTGCTCGCTCACCTCACCGGGCGCGATGACGGCGCCGGATACGAATTCGCCGCGCTGCTGGCGCACCTGACCGGCCGCGAGGACGGGATCGGGTACGACAGCGCCGCAGCGGCCCGATCCGCGGTCGCACCGGTGCGCACCGATATCACCGCCACAGGCGCATACAACTACCCCGTCCCCGAGTGGTCCCTGATCATCGACTACGCGCTCTGGGGCGGTGCGGCCTCGGGACAGACCGGCAACGGCGCCATCAACACCGCAGGCAAGGGCGGCAAGGCCGGTCAGCTCATCACCGGCACCCTGATACGCGGCGTAGACATTCCCTGGAGCCTGGCCGCCATCACCGGAACCGTAGGGGCCGGGGGCGCACAGCCCGCCAACAGCGACGGCGCCGGACCAACCGCAGGGTCCGGCACAACCGCCGTGATCAACGGCAGCACAGTCACCGCTCCCGGCGGCACCGGCCAGGCATCGAGCCAGAACGGCGAAACAGCCGCCAGCGCAACGATTGCCGGAACCAATTACACGGGCGGCGCGGGCGGCACCGGAAACGGCGGGACAGGAACCGCCCCCGGCGGCGGGGGTGCGGGCGGCAACGGCGGCATCTTCGGCTCCCGCACACGCGGCGGGCCTGGCGGCAACGGCCAGGCCTCATTCAAAGCACGTCAAACCTAAAGAAAGGCAATGACAATGCCCGAAATAGCATCCGAGCAGCGCGCCGTTAATGACTACCGGTGCGGGCGCGGCAACAAAATCACCGCGCACGAATCCGACCCCGGTACCACCGGCGGGGGCCTGATCGCCACGACCCCGGCATCGGGCACGACCACATGGCCCTCATCGACCGACGGCACCGCCAGTGACGCGGGATACGCGGTGTCCCTGGGCTCCCCGGTGACATTGCAGGTACCGGCAGGCAAAACGGTCGGCTGGTACGGGATATGGAACGGATCAACATTCTTGCGCGGCAAGGCACTTGACACGCCGATAACCGTCGGGTCGAACCCGGTGAGCATCGACATCACCCCCAAAACCCGATACAAGGGCGGCCAATGATGCCCCGCCAGCTGCTCGCGGTGGCCGCTCTGTGCCTGGCCCTTGGCGCCGCCGCGTTCCGTCTGGGCTGGTGGGCATCGGACCAACTCTCGACATACGCACAGGAAATCGACCCGCACATCGAAAGGATCTACACGAAATGAAATGGGCACGGGCACGCGCTGATTCGATCATCTACTACGTCGCCGATCGGTTCTACGACCGGCTGCGCGACCGCGTACTTGACGACCTGGCCCCTTTTGCCGGCAAAAGGAAAGACGAAGCCAAGGGCAGTGTTTTCGACCTGAGCGGGTGGCTGCCGTGAGGTACTGGCCCCTCGACGCTGGCCGCATCGTCACGTCGCCGTTCGGCCCCCGCGACGGGGGCACGCACACCGGTACCGATTTCGGTTTTCCGGGCGGCTCCGCTGGGCGACCTGTCTACGCCGTGCAGGCGGGCACCGTGATCTATGCCGGTGCCGCCCAAGGCTACGGCAGTCCTGACCCCGCAGGCTGGCTAGTCATCGACTCCGACGAGCGCCAAGGCGGCGGGGTCTTCGAGTACGGGCACATCGTGCGCGAAGTCGGCGCCGGTGCGAAAGTCGCAGCCGGACAGCGCATCGGACGTATCAACCCCGATTCGGCCACCAACGGCGGCGTGGCGCCGCATCTGCACCTGTCGTACATGCCCCGCGAATACAACCCCGCCCGCAAGCAAGACCCCATGCCCGTACTGACCGGCGCCGCCGAGCCCGGATCTTCCACCCCGCCGACCCAACCATCAGGAGGCAAGCCCGTGACCATCTTCGGGATCGACATCAGCAATAACAACGGCGTCGTGGACATCGACCGCGTGAAAGCCGAGGGATTCCAATTTGTTTGGGCCAAGGTATCCGAGGGCGCCAGCTTCAAGGACACGTTCTGGCCACGCACCCGCGACTGGTGCCGCCACACCGGTCTACTGCTGGCCGGATACCACTACGTGCGCGAAGGCGACGCAAACGCCCAGGCCGACACATTCGTCTCCCAGCTCGGCGACAAGACGATCCCCGCCATGCTCGACTTCGAGGACGGCTCCGGTGGCATCGAAAACTTCTGGGCAGTACGCAACGCCATCGAAGCGCGCGGCGTGCGCGTGGCCCTGTCCTACATCCCCCGCTGGTATTGGGAGAAGATCGGCAAGCCTGATCTGTCCGGCGTCCCCGGCCTGATTCAGTCGAGCTACGTCACCGGCACCGGGTACGCCTCGGTGCTCTACCCCGGCGACGACAACTCCCGGTGGGCGCCCTTCGGAGGCAAGGCGCCCGACATCCTGCAGTTCACCAGCCAAGCCCAAGTTGCGGGCAAGATCCTCGACGCCAACGCATTCCGAGGCACAGTCGAGGACCTCACGGCCCTACTTCGCGGCGGTCCCACTGTCCCCGGGGAACCGGAAGCGCCGGACTACGACCGCGAGACCTGGGATCAGCTGCGCCTGCGCTGGGAGATGCTCGGCTGGCAGACATTCATCGAAGCCTTCGCCGAGGTCCGCGACAAGGTGCTCGGCACCAACGACCACGGCAAGACCGGGGTCCGGTCATGACCCGGCACGCCCTGCTGTGCTTCCGTGGCACCGGCGGTGAATGGGGCCTGGACTACACCTCACGTCTGGCCCAAGCGTGCTCGGCGCTCGTCGAAGAGATCGACGTCGATGCCCCCGCGACCATGGGCGCCGCACCGGTCGGTGCCGCCACAGACCCGCTAGCGCCCAGCGGTTTCGAGTGCGTCCACGCCATGGTCGAATGGGCAGTCAAGTGGGTGCGCAATAACCCCACCCGGACATTCGGTATCGCCGCCTACAGCCTCGGCGCCATCGGCGCGGTGGTGTTCGCGCGCGAGTTCCTGCCCGGTGGGCGCCTCGAAAAGTACCGGTCTAACTTCCTGTTCGGGGTCACGATCGGCAATCCGGCCCGCACCCGAGGCCACACGTTCTACCTCGGCGAGGACCCCGGCGGCGAAGGCATCTCCGACATCCGACTCCCCGATGGCATGTTCGGCTGGGAATGGGCCGACCTCGTGCAGCCGGGCGACCTCTACGGCAACGTCCTCGGAAACCCGTTGGTGGTCAAGGTATGCCGAGACGCCTACGCGATCGTGATGACCCAACAGCTGCACGACCCGCTGCGCCTGATCTTCGACATGCTCCCGCTCCTGTTGCAGATCGTGGCCGATTCGGTCAACGTGCCGCTATCCATCCCGCGCACACTCACTTCTGCGTTCCTCGGGTTGTTCGCCACCTTCCTGCCCTTCCTACCCGTGGACAACGACAAGACCGCTGCGGCCGTCGCGGCCGCCAGGCAGGGTATCGAGTTCGCTCTCGCCCAGCCGCCGACCGCGCCGCACATCACCTATGAGTTCGCCGAGGTTTGGCCCGGTATGACGTACTTCGATCTCGCCGTACAGCACGTAAGTGACTGGGCTGCACGCACTCCCGCGCGAGCCTAAACCAGACGCTCCACAATTAGAGAGGAAAGAATGCAATGCCCAATCCAGTACCCCAGAGCGACACCACGCGCTTGATCGTCTATGCGGTCATGTTCCTGGCCGTGCTCGGCGGCACGGTCACCCTGATTGCGCTGGGCAAGATGGACGCCGCCAGCGGCCTACAGTGGATCATCTCCGGGGCCGGTCTCATCGGTAGCGGCCTGGGCGGGGTCAAGCTCGCACAGGACATGCGCGGTAACGGCTCTGGCGGGTCGGCCGAGTGACACCCGAGACCATCCAAGCGGTCGGCGTCGCTATCGCCGCGATCCTGACCGCATGGCAGGCATTCACATCCCGCAAGGTGCGTGAACTCGAAACCCGTTTACGCGCCGTCGAATTGGAGCGAGACACCTTCCGCACGAAACTGCGGGCCGCTGTCCGGCACATCCGCGAATGGATGGCCTGGGCGATACACCACGCGCCAGGACAAGCACCGCCCGCCCTACCTGTGGAACTGCGCGACGAGGTGTAACCGAGCCGATGCAAAGCCGCCCCACCTACTCATAAAGGTGGGGCGGCTTTCGGCGTTTTCTACGCCTTGCTGGATTGACAGTCTGGCACGACGTGATCGTTGGTGATCGAGCGCAGGTACCACACGTTGTTGACGTTCGACAGCTGTATGTCCGCCTCTGACGACTCGGGCGCCTTGTTGTGCGGATCGGCCTGGTATCGATACCAGACATGGGTATATGTGTAGCACAGTTTCAGCGTTGCATTCGTCGCAGTGATTGCGGCGATGTTGACGTTCACTATCTTTGGATCTTCGCGGTAATGCGCCCATTCGTTATTCGCGTCATACCCACTGCCCCGCAACATATTTAGTATTGCGTCCTGGAGTTCGAAGTCCCATCCGCCAATGCTGGGGTCTGCTACCTTACTCAATCGCGCCGCCCCGGCTTGATCGGGGCTGAAACTATTCATGGCAGGCCAAACGTCGTTGGTGAATCGCGCGATGATCGTCGGGTCTTGCGGTACGTCGGCGGTTGTCACGACAGGTCTAGTCTCCGTCTCTCGGGCGTGCGAGCATCCCGTCAATATGAGGCATGCGAACACAATTAGGGCGACAGCTCTCATCGGCCCGGTACTCGCAATACATCGGCGAAATCCGGTGTGCGGTTTCGTAGATCGTCAATCTGGACCGGCATTCCCGATCCTGGCGCGTTGATATAGAACCCGTTACCGAGGTAGAGGCCGGTGTGCTGCGTGCCACTCGTCTGCCCGCCGAATACAAGAACATCTCCCGGTCCAGCCTGGCTGTTGTTGAGCGTCGTGCTAGGTAGACGACCGTTCTCATTCGTGCGAATCAGGTTGTGATTGCCGTCAATTGCGTCCGTACCTATACCAACGTCCAGACCCTTGCCGTTCGGGCCGAATCCTGGGGTGGCTTGCTCCACTGAGTAGCGCACCAGCCCGCCGCAGTCATACCCGAGGCGTGAAGTGTCTTTGAGCTTGTCCGCCGTGCCGCCGTCGGGAACCCCTGTGGACGGACCGTCGAGGTTCCGGTTGCCGCCCCACGCATAACTCGACCCTTGCTGGCCAGCCGCGTGCGCTATCGCGTCAATCGACCGGTCACCGGTCGGCGTCCTCGGGTCGGGTAGAGCATCGCCAGGCTTGTAATTGGCGAGTCGTTTTCGCCATTCGTCGGCAGATACCCCAGCCTGCAACGGCGCGATGGACGCCTTGGGTCCTAGATGCAAATGCTTTGCGACATCCGGCGATGCATTGTTGGCCGTGCCCATTGTCGGGCTGGCTAGCTGACCATCTTTCGGCGCGAGGGGCAGTTGGTCGCCCGGGGTAGGTGCGCTTGCGGCGATGGTGGGGTCGCTTGCCCGGGGATCATGGTCCGGATGCTCGGTGGGAGCGGGCTGCCCGACGTGTGGCCCGTCGGCGACTGCACCACCTGGCGTGGTGATCGCCCTAAGTGCGTCGGCGATTTCGGCATCGACGCCATCAGCCTTGTGCAGTAATGCTTTCATCTGATCTTCGAGCTGTTGCTTGGCGGCGACGCTCTGCATGTCACCGAGGGGAATCCCACTGGTGTTGATCGAGCCATCGTTGTTGAGCTTCCAGTGCACCAGCTCGCCGCTGCTGTCGTAGCTGCCATTGCCGGTGATGGTGGCTTTGAGGTACCGGTATCGGCTCTTGATCCCCAACACCTCGTCATAGAGCGGGCGCAGCTTGTCCGCGACGGCCTTGGCCTGGTGCCCGTGATCATCGAGATCGACCCGCAGCTTGTTGTGGTAGCGGTGCCATGATTCGGCAGTCAGGCCGCCCCAGCTGGAGAGGTTGGCCTGCACCCCTTCGAGCGTCTCGCCGAGCTTCACATGCGACTTGTGTATGCCGTCCATGGTGCCAATGACGTTTTCGAGGCCCTGAGCGTCCCAATGCTCAACGTCGTCGCAGTTGGCCATCTACCGACCCCGCCCGAAGCCATCGCCGGTCTGATCATCGAGCGCGACAACTTGGCCGGTGAACTCCTGCATCCCGACGCCATGCTCGGCGAGGTGCTTGTGCAGTACTCGCGCCTGGTCGGCCAACGCCGTGTGCGCCGCCTCTAACGCGCCCTTGGACTGACCCCACATCAGCGGCACCGCGGACTCGAGGTCCCCATGGTGGCCACTGTGCTCAGACTTGGATTGCTCGACCGCGTCAAGCAGGCGATTCGACTCGCGCATCATTGGGTCAGGGTGAAGCTCAAATGAGTACGACATAGTGCCCCCCTCGGTGGTTGCTGAGGGAACTATACGACGGGCGTAGTGGCCGCGCTCGATGTTCCCGATTCACCTGTTCGGCTGGGCTCAGCGCGATTACTCGACAGACGGCACCGCGCGTAGACCTCGGCGGGGGTCCGCTGCCTGTGCTTCGCGTATCACCCTGGCGATATGGTCGCCAAACTTGCGCAGGTAGTCCTCGGTGACGTAGTACTTCGCCGCTTGCCGGCCAATTCTCATCCGCTTAGCGACCCCATCGACCTGTGTCGATATGTCCTCCCGTGCGATGTCCTCCCCCACGCGGATACCGTGCTCGTCAGCGAGGTACCTGACAAGGAACCGTGCGCGTTCGTTCATCCAAGGGGAGCGGCGAGCGGACATGTCGCTGACCATAGGGTGCTGCCGAGTTCGACAACGCCCGTCGAGTCCGATCCGTTACGCGTGCCCACTCAGCCCGCCACATCGTCAACGGGAACCAGTCTCGGACGTGCCGCCCGGAAGGGGTCAAGCCGGTTGATGGCGGCGTGGCGGCGCTCGTCGGGGACCTTCGTGTAAATCGCGGTGGTTGACAGCTGCTTGTGTCGCAGCAGGGTTTGCACAACCCTCACGTCTTCCCCGTCGTCTAACAGGGTGGTACCGAACCAATGCCGAAGGCTATGCGGGGTGCCGGGTGTCCCGGCTCGACGCATAGCCTGGCCGATGATGTCGCTGACGCCCTTGGAGTGCACATGCTGTCCGGGCCTAGTGCTGTTCGACGGGAACCACCAGCCTCGCTCGGGCATCGTCAACGCGGCGTCGGCGACCAGTGGGTGAAGCGGCAACGCCTCGCGAGACCCGCCCTTACCGGCCACATAGAACTCGCGCCGGTACCGGTCGATGTCTCGTCCGTCCACCTTGGCCACCTCGTGCACACGCAAGCCCTCCAGCGAGGCCAGCAGGATCATCACGCGCGTGCGGTGGTGCATAGGGGTGGTCAGTAGCCGAAACAGGCCATCGTCGGGCACTGGCCTCGGCAAGCGCTCGGGGTACTTCGGCGTGCCGAGTTTGCCCATCGGGTTGTCGATGCGGTAGTCCATCAGGACCAACCACTTGAACCACGCCCGCAGATAGCTGTGATACGTCGCCGCCGTCGATTCGGACCAGTCGGCAGCGTGCGACGCGAGCCAGCGCATGACCTCAATAGGCTGCGCGAGGGCTGGATTACAACCTGACTCAAGCGCGAATAGCGCTATGACGCGTAGCCTTTCCCCGATTGTCACCGCCTTTAGTCGGGCTGCCGTCTGCCAAAGCTCCCATTCGGTCAACAGTGGATGACCCCCAAAATGATGCATGCTCCCCAT